TGCACGAAGAATTTTCCAAAGTTTCGAAAAAGAAAATTGTCTCTATTGGCATAACGCCTTCACAGCATCAGAAAGAAATTCTTGACATTGTCCCAGTGTTTTATAAAGAGAATCGGATTGGAAAACTTATATGGTCATGTGGTCTCGGAAAAGCTCTATTAAGTATTTTAATCTCTAAAAAATTAAACGCAAGAACCTCTCTTGTTGGCGTTCCTAGCAAATATTTGCAAACCCAATTTCGAGAAGAAATCCTCCGCGTATTCCCAAATGAGAAAAGTATTTTACTAGTAGGAGGCTCAGGGACTACCGAGAGAAAAACAATCTGCGAGTTTTTATCGAGACCTTGTGAAAATTTGTTCGTCGTTTCCACATATCATTCATGCCATTTACTCACAGAGTTTTCATTCGATTTTAAAACCGGCGACGAAGCTCATCACCTTGTAGGGGATTTCAAAGAGAGTCCTGATTCGAAAACGTTTGTAAAATTTCACAATATTCGTGCGGAAAAGACTCTCTTTATGACTGCTACCGAAAAGACGACGACTACAGAACAATGCTTCAGCATGGACGATGAAACATATTTTGGAAAAGACATTGGAGAGAGAAAGTCTGTATTCTGGGCAATCGAAAATAAAAAGATTACTGATTATGATGTCCTTGTCATTAAAAATACCGAGGCAGAAATTCATGAAATTATTAAAGAAATTACTTCTGACACAACCTCGATAAATTTTGAATTGTTTATTGCTGCATATATGACTCTTAAATCTATTGAGAAATATCCAGAGCGGTTGTCACATGTTCTTATTTATACAAACACCATTCAACATGCAAATATTGTTTCTCAGTATGTAGATGTGCTTTTGAAATCTACAAAATTCTCTCTTCCTATTCAAACTGTATACAATAAGGCGTTATGCTCCGATTCTTCTACATGCCTAAAAGATGAGATTGAAAAATTCAAACAATCTTCTATTGGTATCATTCCATGTGTTTATATTTTTGGAGAAGGCGTTGATATCCCGCGGTTGAATGGAACATGTTTTGCTCAAAATATGGGGTCAGAAGTTCGAATTGTTCAATCTGCTATGCGTCCAAATCGTATAGATTCAAACTTTCCTGAAAAACGAGCCATGTGCATTTTGCCTTATATTGAAAATGATGATTGCTTTTATATCATGAACGGGTCAAATCGGGGTTCGTTTGAAAAAATAAGAAAAATTATTTCACTATTGGGGAAAGAAGACAAAAATATTGAACAAAGAATTAAAGTTCGCAGAGGATTCAGGAGAGAAATTAAAAGAGAGAATAAACAAGATGTATTAGAGCCTCGCTTGACTTGGTCCATTTCGGAAGAATTTGAAGAATCAGACGGTGTTGTTTTTAAACTTAAAATGAAAAATCGCCAAGCCCTTGCAGGAATGTCGGAAGAAGCAACAGAATACGCCATGGCTCTTCAAAGAAACCGCGAAATGAATATTCTCTCTAAACAAGAATATTTTGAAAAAGTTTCAAGAGAGAATCCTAAAGATTATTTTAAAAAACGCGGCGTATGGGTCGATTGGTTTCATTTCATGGGGATAGATTGCTCATCGTTTCTGTCAAAAAGTGATTGGATATCATTTTGTACCATACATGATGTCAAAACACATTCAAATTATATTGAATTGTGCTCGCAGCATTCTGATAAACTCCCAATAAACCCTGAAGAATTTTATGAAAATTTTAATGGAATTGAACAAGAACTGGGATGGAATCCTTTTATACTATCAGAAAAAGAAATATTAAACAAAAAATTAGGATATTCGACGATTAAAGAATGTTTTATTAATGATGAGCGCTTACCCGAAAAACATTTGAACTACACTAGAATTTTAATACGGTTATACTCATTGATGAATCGCGGGACTCTTTTATCTTCTATTGGATTAAATTTTAATTCGGAAAAAAAAACTGACAAAGGCTATAATTGGCACAACGAAATTCAATTATCTATCCAAGGCGTAGATTCGAGAAAAGCATTGAAAGAAATAATGAATATTGCAAAATTGACTCAAACAAAATTTACTATAAAATTGGCATTGCAACATGGCGAAGTAGTAATATTTGAATGTTAACACGTATTTTTTTCAATTTAAAGAAATAACAATATAAAAGAGAAAAGATGGATGCAATCAAAACATATCAACTTGTAAGAACCGATATTTTACTCGGGACAGATTTGAATTGCTACCGCTCTCTGATAACGCGTCAACATAAAGAGAAAATAGCGAGAGACCGCGCAGTTCCCAAATGCTGTAAATGCTCAAAACTTATCAATTTTTCACTTGACAATTTTTTACATAAAAAAACAGACGAATACACGTGCACTCTATGTTTTAAAATAGAAGACTATACAAAGAATGAAAAGTTCTACGGCATGAACATACATTTTCACGATTACATTAAGAAAGAAAGAGAAATATAGCAGATTTTCTCTCTTCTAATTATAATGAACAACATATTGCTTCTTTTTATTTCTGTTCTCGTATTCATTGCGACCTTTACGGTTTTCGTTGATAACAACTACATGATTACTGCGATTTTTGCAGTGTTTTTGCTCATGCAATGCTACCTCGGCAAAATCAATATTTGGATAAGTATTTTATTGGGGATGTTGGTTTCGGGGTATGATGCTATTGCATTTTATTTCACAAAGAATACTCATGTCGGAGTTCCATTTAAATATAAACACGTAGATATTCAATTAACACAACAACCAATGTGGGATATATTATTTCTTGCAATTTTCAATAATATGATGATATTGACATACAGAATTTTTAACACGTCTTCCAGATTTCAATTATCATGGTTTAACTTGTATTATACGTTTTTACTTGCAATACTTGCATTAATATCATGGATATATTTTAATTACGACCATAACTTATTTACAATTGTACTATCTATAATAGTATTAGCATATTTTTATGTAGTGAGGATAGATTTGTCTGCTATTCTTGCAACTTTAATTATATTTCCTATCATGGAACATATTTTTATTAGTACTTCAAATGTGTATGTTCCTCCAAAAACACCTGGAGAAATATTTATTGGAGAAGAGCCTTTATATTGGTTTGTATATTACTTTTGGTGGATTATTGGAGTCTCTTTCCTATACTACTTCCTCGCAAAGAAATTGCCGGTTGCTCTTATAGGCAAGTAGGACGACAAATACCGGACCTATTATGTAGGTTGTTATGAAGATTACTAGACCGAATTTTTGCGAGAGAGGCATTTAAGTAATCGAAGCAGGAAGTTTTTAAGTTATTTTGTTTAGATATTGTAATGAGAACGAGGAGAAGAATGAAAAAGAATGTAAATAGAACTAGGAAAATACGAGGTGGAGGGAGGAAGTCATCTCAAACACTACGGAAACTCACAAATAGACGAGCTCGACTTAAAGAAAATGCTGATAAAAAAAAAAGGGAGAAAGAATTAGACAAAACTCGACCACCTCCTCCACCACCTCCAGGAAGCATGATAGTCTTATATGTAAAAGCACATGGACAATTTTTATGTAAATATTCAAATCATCCGGTAACTAATGAAGTGCAAACAAAGTATAAACCATTAACTTTTGTATTACGTAATCCAAATATAAATTATCATCACTATTATCATGCTCCTTTAGGATGTAAAAACATCGAGTATCACAATAGTAGTGCGGTAACAATTCCAAGTGCTGCTGATATTTCTAGACATACACCAGAATCTGGAAAATCTTTTCTCGACTCCCTCCTTAAAGAATTATATCATACATATAAAACCACCGAGACGACCCAAGAAGGTGCAACCAGTATTGTATATTCGAGACAAAGTTTTCGAGATATGATTGAACAATTTTCTCAAGAATTTGGAAAAGAGGAACTAATTGCACATGGTTTATTTTCAAAACAGTCGATTGACAGAGCACATGACTCAGGAAGAATTACATCAACTAGTATTTCTCCACATAGAACTTTTATAGATAAACTATATACTTTTGGAAATGCGCCAACAGACGCACCTAAGCTTAGAGAAGAGTCCAGTAAAAAGGCTAAAACTTGGAATTTTGGGGACGCAAGACCTCTGGAGCTTACACCTACAGGTGATATGACGCAAACCCCTGAAGAGGCTTTTAAAAGGAGACAAGACTTTGGGGTTGATGCGGAATATAAATCTCCGTTTGATAAAGTTGGTATTTATGTTATATATAGCAACTCCGCCCCTTATATGTTGAAATGGTATGATGGTAGAGAGTATCCTGACCCAATATTTTTGAATGAAAAAAAAGGCTTCCCAGATGAAATGTTTACATCAAATATTATTAAAAGTTTGCAATCAAAGTATGAATCTATTTATATATTAGACCATTCATGTAATGTATTGTCGTGCCATCACGACAGTGTATACGAAGGACCAGCAACATTTATAGATAGACTTGGGACTCAATATGCACCAAAGGATGGAGAAGGCACTCGAGGACTTTCTGCTTTACAATCAGGTACAACATCATCAACCTTTGGGGGTACTCGTAAAACTGTAAGAAAATTTATTTAATGAAAGTAATACACAACCAAAGTTTTTTGTTTAGGTATTATAATGAGAACGAGGAGAAGAATTAAAAGGAATAGAACTAGGACTAGGAAGATGAGGGGGGGAGGGAGGAAGAGACAAAGTAAAGGTTATAAGTCGCAACGGTCTATCAAACTAGATAATAACCCAAAACAACAACCAGTAATTACTCTTCATCGTACACCACCACGAGGAAGTACTATTGTTCTTTTCATACATGGACATGGTAGATTTATGACTAAAGGAAACTCTGGAAATAAAGTTGAACAATTTACAGTAAACCCTCAAAATAAATTACACGTATTTTTAAATACAGCAATAGGTACTGAAAGTAAATATATTGGAAACCATTTGGCATTAACAATTCCTACAATATATCGAATTATTCAAAACCAAATAACACATCCACACTCTTCAGGTAGAGAATTAATAAAATCTGTAATTGAAGAATTATTTTTTAAACATGACCCTATCTCAAGAGATACATCAGGAGATGCAAATGGACTTGTACCACATCGTACTGCAGATAGTAGTCTTGTAAGAAATGTGATTAAACAAATTAGTCGCAATTTTGCAATAAAAATGCTAGGAAAAGAATTCGTTGATAAAGCAAATGATGGATTAAGATTTACCGAGTCTACAACATCCCCCATATTTATTAATAAAACATACACATTTGATGATGCACATATTGCTGATGTAGGGATAAAATATAGAGAGTCAGCTTGTAAACATGAAGATAAAGGAATTTTTACTCTTGCAGGGTTTGCAACACAAGTTTCTGGAACAAGTCCTCGTGGTGCCAAAGCAAGTTTGAGTGAGGGAGCTAATGAACTTATTGGTTTAGGTATGGATACGGAAAATTTTACAACACCATATGATGAAATGGGGGTGTATAAAGTATATGATAGTTTGAAGCCTATTTCTTCTCCAGAAAGACAACGTTTTGGTGATGTAACAACTACCGAAGAAATATTTTATAAATATAAAAACAATTATGACAACATTTTTATTTTAGATTTTTCATGTAATGGATTTTCAGAAGGAGAAACAGTTGCAGAAGAATTGTGCGATTCTTATGAGTTACATGATATGCGTGTACATATACAAACGTGCCCTACTACAATTCGATTAACTAAAATGATAGAACTCCATATTAATGCATTATTTAGTCCTTCTGAGATTGAACACCTTAATGCCAGTATTGGATTACCGGGGGTGCCTCCGTAAGTTATTTTACACATGTAATATATATGCGTAAAACGAAGAGAAACACAAGAAAAGGCAGAGGATTCAAATTTTTACCGTCTTTTAGTAGAAAAAGAAGCACAATGCCTTCATCGACTCGAGGAAAATCTGCATTGAATCCGGTGGATGTCGTAGAGTTTATTGATGCAATTGGGAGAGAATCCGCGGAATCGACATTTTGGCGTCTGAAAATGGTTAAAAAAAATAGCATTGCATTAGAAGAGAAGCGCGGGGTCTTCACGATACGCCACGTTAAACACGCGGTTCATTCTCTATTGCATACGCGGTCAGCATTGAAAAGCACAAAATTCAGAGAAACATTAGTTATTCAAGAATACGATATGCCAGGAGGAGAACCAATTGGTCGGCCAATAACATTGGAATTTAAAACAGAAGCCGGTGTCACAAAATGGAAAAAACCTTACATCGTTGTTGATTATGAATTACTTATGGATAAGGGAAGTAAAAGCAGTAGTAGTGCTAGAAGAAGCAGTGAAGAAATATCCGATTTTTACCGACCAACGCTCTAACTAACTACTACATACCTTTTTTATTCCCTAAAGCCAATTCTCTCTCGTTATACAACATTAATTTGATGTCTTCTTTAATTTTTTGCTGAATAATATCATCGTCTTTCTGGTCTAAAAACCGTTCGAATTTCTCGATGATTTTATCGTCTAATTTTTCGCGCATATCGTCAAACAAATCATGTAGCTCGTCGCAATTTTTATTGTACATTGTGTCGAGCATAGTTTTTCTGTCCGCAATGACCCATTTGTCTCCATCATAGTACAAAATATGATTGCTCTTTATATCCGTTATACAAATGTTTGCGTTTTCGGGATGCATTTTCGAGAAATGTTTCTCTCCTATAAACGTCAAAACACTTTTGAAACATTTGTTGAAAATGGTCTCGAGCAACTTCCCTGTTATATGTGTGACCGTTTCCTTACCATACATGTTGACATTGATTTGAGTATTGTTTGTAGTGTTGTAACAATTTGTCATCGGCGTTACCGTTGGCGTTATTCCGGCTTTTACCATCTTGGTAAGCTCTTCAATCTTTTCTTCTAGTTTGCGATTTTTCTCTTCTAGTTTTTTGTAATTTTCAATCGTTTTTGCGGATTCTTTCCCACATTTGCTGACACGCGCATGTTTCGTTAGGTTCGACAATTTTGAAAAAGTATGATTACATGTTAAACACGTATGTGATGGCGAGATGTTAGTAGTTGAACCAGGCTTAACACACGGTGTTTTATTGCCTAAATGACGCATTAAATTGTGTTTTGTAGTGCAATTTTTTTTGCAAACAGGGCAAGCAAATTCAGAGACTGACTTCATTATTAATTAATAAATATTATATTTAAGTCATTTTTCTCGCAAAAGCTTCAGCAATGGAGCTGGAAAGTATCAATGGCTCCACGCAAATAATTATGGTAACAGAAAAAATGCATACAAATATATTATTGTCAAACTGAGTATGGTATAATAAAATAAACTGTGACAAAATTTCTCCCATTTGCACGAAATTGTAGAGCTGAAGTGAGAAGTATTTTATGGTCTGCTGAATTATTATGGTTATTTATACGCATTGTGAATGGTCTTGTTTTATTATTTGTTGGGATATTTTTATTTTTATATAATGGATTGTTAAAGTATGAAGGGAGAGAGCGCAATTAGACTTTTACAAAAGTCAACAAGATTTTTTGAAAATGTTTTAGAATTTTTTAAAAAATAAAAACGTCCGCCGATTATTTTCTATTTGTTGCTTCGACCTGGAGGCAAAAAGTATCAAATGCTCCATGCAAATATTTATGGGTTGGCGTTTTCACTGCGCATGTAAAATTACGGGATGGTTACCAATGTCATGTTTATGGTTTCGCCCATTTGCACGAAATTGCGAAGCTGGGGTGAGAAGTATTTTATGGTTTGCTGAATTAATGTGGTTATTTATAAGCATTGCGTATGGTCTTGTTTTATTATTTGTTGGGATATGTTTGTTTTTATATAATGGATTGTTAAAGTATGAAGGGAGAGAGCGCATTAGGCTTTTCTAAAAAGTCAACAGGATTTTTTTGAAAATAAAAATAGTTAGGGACTTTTATTTTCTATTTTTTAATATTTTGGAGTAAGAAATAGAAACTTTATATTCTCTCATGATGATTTAAATCAAGAAGAGAAAAAATGAATAGAATCAGAAATTATTTGTGTAAAAAATGAAATATCTTTATCATGTGGCAGTATAAATCTGTCTCGATTAGCTTTTTCTTTGTATTGTTTTAGTTTTGTTAAGACAATTCCCATGGTTTCTTCGGAATTACATTCTTTATAATAGACAACCTCGTGTTCCAATGTTTTGTTGTAAGTAGATAATCTTTTACTGTAAACTCTTTATTGCAACGGTTGCAAACATATTTCGTAGACATTCAATAAATATATAAATAATATTTATAACTATAAATATATACATGGTACATCAATATATTTATAATAAATTGATATTAGGTGGTTTAATTTCTACTCTAGGCGATGTATTTTTTAAAAGATGGACGTTAACTAACAGTACTTTTGAATATTATTTTGGATATTTGTTATACATTCTGGCTATTTATTTTTTGGTTTCGACATTTAAAGAGAAAAATATAACTACAGGCGTTGTTATATATATTTTAGTTAATATATCGTCATTCGCTATAATAAATTCTTTATGTTTCAATGATAATTTAAGTCCATTACAAATATTCGCAGTAGTCCTTGCGGGGTGCTCTATTTATTTATTAGAGTATAAATAACAATGAATCAAATCAATACTTAATCTCGTATTCGCGTGCAGAAAGCAAGTTTGTTTTCACGGTATTTCTCTCTGCGGATTTGGGGTTTTTATAATTCGCACTACTACAGAAAATGCCGAATTGATATTCTCCGTCTTTAAATGAACCTGTGCCGTTCAATTCTTTATTACTTACAGTGACAATGCTTATAAAAGTATTATTTGAAAAAATGAACCACATCATTGCAATTGTCACAGGATTTTTGTTGATATAAGCATGTCTATACGTTTGTAGGGTCATTCCAATATAATTTTTATTCTCGTCAAATACGTCCGCAAATAACGAGTACGTACTATAAGTTTTTGTCATTGGAATAGATATGTCGAAACCATGCGAAGTTCCGACAGGCTCACGAGAGTGGTGTTTGTATGTTTCGTTGATACTTCTATTAATATTTGAACCAATTACCGTTGGAAGAAGGGTATAAAATTTATTATAAGTTATTAAAGAAGAAGAAGATGAAGGAGACCTGGGTATAACGGGTTCACCTCCTATCTTAGCAGGAATTCCTGTTTTAATAGGAAGATAGAGAGTACGAATACCCGTTTCAGGAGCTATAAAAATAAACAGATTTGAATATACCTTATTTTTCGGAGAAAGATAAGAAAAATCTCCGTCGGCATAGGCGATGAGACCGACGTGGTTGTTATTATTCGAAATGGCAAAAGAACCTTGCTGGGTCAATGGAGTGTACATTTCAGTAATTATCACATGAATATTGCCAGTTCCATATTTGTTATGAATTGTATACGTATAATAAAATATAATGTCATGTTTGGTTTTGTCGGTGAATGTTTGCGCAATATAACCGTTCCATAATAATGAGCCACAAACGTTATCTATATTTGTAATTATGTTATCAATTGTATTGAATTTATTGGGCGCAATTTTTAATTCTTTGTACGTTCCTGGGTCGGGTATATCGAAAATATTTGCAGAGAGTTCGTATTTATGTACATTTGGTATTGCCCCGCTGAACGTAGTTTCATTAAAATATTTGTAACATATACACGCATAATGCGTTTGAGTAATGTTTTCCAGAGTTATTGGGACCGGTTCAACATACGCTTCGGTAGGCGCAGGTAAATCAATTATGCGAACTCCGTTTTTAACCTGCAAAATGACTGTTGTATATTCTCCGTTTTTAGGATTCAAATATTTGTAATGTTCTGTGGCAAACATGATATTGAATTTATAATCGCCGTCCTGCATAATCCCGTAAGTATTTAAAGAAACAATCCCGGTAAATGTACAATAAACTGCTCCGTATAAATGCTCGTGGTCATAGATAAAAAGTGTTACGTTTAATGTTATGCATCTTTCATTTCTGTTATGGGATGAACAATTTGAGAGAATTGCGATGACTGTGCCTGATTGATTTGTTTCTTTTGCAAAATCCTCTGGATTAGTATAAATTGCGGATTCCAACTCGTAGCATTCCGTAATAAGTTTGGGGTCAAACGATGGACCGCTAGGGCTGTTGTAAATCAATTTGAGCGGGAGTTTATCTTTTGGCAATTCGTTTACTGGCGTCGGGGTGAATGTTGTTACTGTACTCTTCTCTGGTTTAGAAAAGAGTGGGTCGGTGGTCACTTTTGTAGTTGTCGGGGCGGTGGTTGTTGTAGTTGGTTTTGTTAAAGGGGTGCTCGGTTTGGGTTTAGAATAAATTCCGACTGTTTTCTTGGTCCGTCTACTGCGTTTATGTTGTTTACGGCGCCGCGTTGTCATTATTATATAGAATATATAAATATAATAATGTTTACATTGTGGTCAAAAAAATTCCTCCTATGATTGCGCCTAAACCAACTCCTTTATAAATATTAAATGTATTTGTTAAAATTACGAAATCAAGAATAGTAAGAAAAATAATAGGAATAACTTTAATGAAAATTACAATCATAAAGTCTGACGTATTACTATTGTTTAATAACATATATGTAGTATAGAGGAGTCCAGTAAGAGCCCCGTAAAATAAAGCCAAATACAATAGTGAGGGCGTTTTGCAATATACTCTTAAAAAATGCACGAAAATTGTTGAAAAAAGAACTAAAAGAGCCCCATAAATAAATTGACTTGTTTGTCCCATCTTTCCCATTTTCGCCATCTTCGCCATTATAATATAAGAAAAGTATTTAAATATTTAGTGTAAATATAATATTGCGTTAAACTATAGGAATGAGTTCATCAAAAGCATCAAAAGCATCACGTAGTTTCAAATTTAAAGAAAGAACTCCATCCCAAACGGCTTCTTCATATGAAGAAATGCTTTTTAAAAAAAACCAAAGAGGGCTAATTCCTATCTGGAATGTAAAACAATTAGATAATTCATGGAAAGAACATAAAGCACGTAATGCTAGAGAGAAAAAAGCCGCTATTGATAGGAGTTCACTCGCTATTGATAGTGATAGGAGTTCAGACTCTGAAGGAAAGCTTGGTTTAAAAACCTTCGATGATAAAAATACCAGACAAAAAACCTTCGATACGAATTCTAAAAAGTCTAGTAGAACAAAACTCTTCGATAGGGATAGGACTTTAAAAGCCGGAGGAACCCGCCGCAAAACCACGAAAAAGTATAAGTGGTGGTAAGTAATTTAATTCTTCTATCATAATAATGCCCTACGTAATACGCAAGTTACCGAATAAAGAACGCTTTAGAGTGTTTAACAAATTGACTGGAAAAGTTTATGCAAAATCTACGACAAAGAAGAGAGCATTAAGGCAAATTAGGCTGTTACATATGATAGATTCGCGTAAAAAAATATAAAGAATATATATGGTAAGTACTTGGGCGTATATCGCGTTATGTATTGGATTGCTTATCGTTCTCTCACTGATAGGGTCATATACAAGAATACAGAGTGCAAAATATATCGGGTCTACTGCAAGCACTGCTCAAATTGACAGATATTATGAGATGAAAACTTTCGGAAATATTATTGGAGTTGTTGCTCTTGTTTATTTTGTTTATTTTGTTTATAATAATAAATTTTAATATCTCTCTATAATGTATGAAGATGCAACAGGTTATGAAGAAAAAATACCTCTGGGTCGTCGCAATACTTGTTCTCGCATATTTTCTTTACACTATGTACGGAATGAGAGAAGGTCTGTCAAATGCTGGCAGTCGTAATCAAAAGAATAAAAAGAAGAAGAAGGGTAAAAAATAAATATCTCTCTATAGATTATAAAATGAAACAGTTTATGAAGAAAAAATACCTCTGGGTCGTTGCCATACTTGTTATCGCGTATTTTCTTTACACTATGTACGGAATGAGAGAAGGGTTGGCAGTTAAAGAATGCGCCGATGGTAAAAAGTGGAGTGACAAACTGAACATGTGTGCTTAATTTAAAATAAATACTTTCTCAGAATCGAATGAAGGATACGCGAAATTATACCAAAAATAAGCAGTCCGACTTGTGAAAGTCTTTATATATTGTTTAGCAATATGTTTGTTTAAAATGACGTTATCGCTGATGCATTCGATGCCTACGTATTGGAACGCAGGGAATGCGTTTAGAATGGTTTGCGTTGCAATACGAAAACCATCCATGAAAAAACTCTCGTTTTCGCAACAGGATATGGATGCGATACACATGAGAATTTCTCTCTTTGTTTCGATTGTTGTACATGTCTTTTTAAAGAAATACGCCGACATGATTTTCTCTCTTTTCTGAACAATATAAATGAAAATATTTTTTGAATTTAGGAGAGAAATGATGTTGCCAATTTCGGGGACACATGTCAGCAAAAATTTATCAGCATTTTCTTTAAGGAAATCCGTGAAAATTTGCACGTTATTCTTTGTGCATTCTATGAGAGAAATATAGGCAGGAAATGCCGGCAGTTTTTTCCACGTCTTTGTATCGTAGATGACTGTGTTGTATATAGTGAGTGGCACGATAGATGCCGTAATCTCTCCTTCTCTCTTGAACAAAGATATTTGTATGTTTTTGTTTTTATGTCTTTGTATATATTCGTGAGTCTGTATGAGTTGCGGTGCTATCCCTTTCCCTCGGCTATGCTCTGCTACGCACAAATAGTCCGAATAATACACAGGGAACCGCGCACCATTCATCGTGACGACTAAAGGACGCGTCGTCATCATACCGATAATCTTTTCTGATTCGATTACTTTCTGTGTTTTTGAATCGACCAACATATCCGGGGCCAAGTACGTACTTATATAAATGGCATGGTTATGCCCTTCAAAATACGGCTGGATATTGGTGATGGTCGGCGAGAAAGTATTTGAACCATTTTGCAGATAGTTTTCTTTGATAAATTGCACGTGTTTTTGCGTGACCTCTGATGAAATTGTGATGTCCTTTAGATTGCAAAATTTATTGAGCTTTGGCAAATTCTTTTCAATGAGACCGGGAGGAAACCAATAATAGCCTAAATCATAATAATGAAACACGGGCTGTTCTCTCCAAAATTTGTTTTTCATTCTGAATAAAATGAAAAAGAAAAAGATGATTACACATATGATGCCGATACGGTACATGATTTTACTAGAGCTTTGTTTTTAGCGTCGCGAACGTCTTGACTTGCGACCACGTCGGCGTTTTAATCGGCGAGAGCGACCGCCTTTAACTGATGCTTTTGTAACCCATATATCATCTGTAAATACATTACCGTCAATATCGTCAGTTCCAAATTTAGGCGTAGCGCCATTGACAATTTTTTGTATGTTATCCGCAAATTTTGAAATTTTATCGTCATCATTAATATTCGTATTATTAGTCATAGAAGTAACTAAATTTACCAGTTTTTCAACAGTTCCCTCTTTCAAAGCAACTCCTATTTCACCTGCGGAAGATTTAACTATATGAGTCCCGTCTTTTACGTCTACTAACGAAAATGTTCCTTTTACTGCTGTCGTCATCTTTCTATACTTTACGCAGAGATTTTTTATTTTTTCTCGTTTTTCCTCCTAAAAGAGACGCAGCAACAATTCCTGCGGCAACAGCACCCAAAGTCAAGAGAGTCGACGAAGTGATACTTGTATTTGTATTAGTTGGGTCTTGTATTGGGGTGCTAGCTAAAGGCTGTTCAATTGTTTCTGTACTTGTTTTAGTTTCTACAGGCTTTATTGTTACTTTTTTACGGGTGTTATCAGTTTTAGGACCTCGAGCCTTATCAGATTTGGGAAGAAGAGTGGGAGCAATAATTGGACTAGTAACAGGTTTAACAGTAACAGGATTAACAGTGACGGGGTTAACGGTAACAGGATTAACAGTAACAGGATTAGCAGTAACAGGATTAACAACTGTAACAGGATTAACAGTGACGGGGTTAACGGTGGCAGGATTAGCAACTGTAACAGGATTAACAGTGACGGGGTTAACGGTGGCAGGATTAGCAATAGCCTTAGAATCCGCCTTAGCCTTAGCACTAGCCTTAGCATCGGCTTTAGATTTAGCATCAGCAATAGATTTAGCATCCGCCTTAGCCTTAGCATTAGCTTTAGCGTCAGCTTTAGCCTTAGCAAGAGCTTCTGCAGCAGCTTTATTATAAGATGCAATAGCCGCAGCATCAGGTTTAGAACTAGTAGGGGGTTTGAGACTTGGTTTTTGTTTTGTAAGAATACTCGGGTTAGTTTTACCTTCTACAATAGTTTCCTTAATTTTTACCTTTGTTGTTTTTGCCCGCGGGACTAATGTCATAATTTTATTTTCTTCGTAATCCCGAAAAATCCCTTTATTCATAAAGACCCAAGGAGCATCTTTTTTCTTCAAATCATTTGTAGTAGTTCTAGCAATTGTTCTACTGTTATTACTGCTATCTATAATTTTCCAGTCTCCGCCTTTCATATTTTTTTTTAAAGTTTTTCTATTTCCTCCACGTTTTTTATCATCATACATAAGGATAAATTTATTTTCAGAACAAAAATAAGATGTTGTTTTTAAATCTCTCGTTAATCTTTCATTTAAATGATATGTCCCTTTTGCAATACCATCAGGAATAGTAATAGAAGGGTATTCCTCGGAAAATTCATTTATAACAAATGGCTTTGTTGTAGTTGGTGGAGTTGTAGTTGGTTTTACTGGAGGGGTGCTAGCGGGTTTTACCGGGGTTGTTGTAGTTGGTTTTACTGGCGGAATTGGTGGAGGTGTTGTTGTAGTTGGTTTTACTGAAGGGGTGCTAGTTGGTTTTACTGGAGGTGTTGTAGTTGGTTTTACTGTAGGGGTGCTTGAAGAATCGCCGTACTTGTTAATTTTTAAGGTTTTGTCAGGAAAATATTGTTTATGAATGCGCACTATATCATCAATAAAAGGCTGTATAATTTTGTTTCGACTTTCTTCTCCTTTATCTGTAAACATTAATGTATACGCTTTTACAAGGTCTTCGCCTGTTACTGCAGAATCGTCTTTAGGTGAATTTTGTTGCATAAACCTATGATATGTGTTAAACAAATCAGAATACATATACTTATTATCCGTTTTTACATCGTCATATATTGGTTTAATTATGATGTTAACATCATCCACTGTTTTCACAATATTTAAATTACTAACATCGGTTTCTAGTTTTATCCTATCATTAACTGTATAATAATCTTTATATGAGTGCTTGTTATCTAATGAGAGAGATGTGGCTGAAATAGATGAATCTGATTTTCTTATCATTGTTGTCAAAGTATAAAATTGCCATTGTGACATAATGGCGTTATATATCAAACGCGCCCCTGTATTTAAGTTGACAAATGACAAGACTTTATTTGAAAATTGTTTAACGTAATACCCATTATAGGTGTCTGTAAGAGTAAATGCATGGTCAACATTTTTACTGCAATGCACTGCAATTCCAGAGAGTTCTCTTTTTTTGTATAAAAACATATATCCATCTGTCTTTATTGTTTGAGAATTAGGTAACGCCTTGTTTGTGGTATTATCATCAATAAGTAATTGAGGGTTCCCGGCATCGTCGTATTTCAAAAATGTATAATGGCCGACATTAAAATCTGTGCCGTGATGTAAAATAACACCATGAATGATATATGATGCAAATGTTATTTTATCAATGTTTTCTATACCACCCCCAGATGTTCTATCCATACTGACAATATTGATATGAGTATTGGGCTCTATTGGAGTTTGTAGTTTTGAAGCACCAGAACTTATTTCATAATGATGACGCTTTAATAGTAGTATTAGAAACTCTGGAGGGATATCGCCCGTAAACTTGCAATTCAATCTGTAAAAAATATTTTCAGTTGTTTCTTTTTCATAATATTTTATAATACAATCTTGCATAGTTGACCCATTGAGAGGCAATGAAATAACATAATTAAAATCGGGTAGACCAATTGCACTAATACCTTGCAAATCTTTATTTGCAGCATATTCGTATTTATATTTTATTTCAGATGTTAACAAAGCGGATGTTATTGTTTTAAACGGTGATGTATTAATACATTTCATATCTTTAAAAATTCCATTAAACAATTCTTGCACGTCTTGTTGCTTCTTCGTACCTGCTTCAAAAATAAGGGAAATAAAATTTGTATATGAATCGGTAACATCAGGATTTGATGTTTTCATCTGAACCATTACATCAACCAGCATGTTGATTATGTTAAACTGGTTTGCATTAAATGCATTGCATAAAATATCTCGATTTTCAATGAAGTTTAATTGTAAAATTTTATCCTCTTCTTTTAAATCTCGAATCTGTGGAATACTATATAATAACTGCATGCATGCATTAAAATAACAATAATTGGTTCCTCCGTAAACACCTTTTGCGGTTAGACACGCAGGTTTTAGGGGCGGAACTGAAGGAGTAGATGATGAAAAAAAGGATGAGAAAAAGGATGCTGGTGCCGGCGCTGATGCTGATGCTGATGAATTAAACGTTGATTCCATATTCATAACTACAATACACTCATATAATTTAATTTGGTTTTAAAAGTACATATAATTTGTGGTATTCGTATCCTGAATGTATCAAATCGATTTCTCCCTGCAAAATAAATCCGGCGTCTTTGGCCATTTGCAGAATGCGCGAATCAGTTTCCATGTACATCTTGTGTTCTTGTTTTCTAAATACTTTCCCCGAATCGCGGTTTCGAAATCTCTCTACAAACATAGCAGTATGGTCGTTCGGATTCAATTCAAAATTGGAATCATATTTGAACCCATTGAATGTGACCATACTTTTTGTAATTCTATTTTCGGAATATCTTTGAGGTGTTAAGAACATGAGAGGATTCGCCGGAGGCAGAATCGGGTCAAACATTTCGCGGTCGACCAAATGGATGACTAAATAACCGCCTGGCATGAGCCAATTCATGCAATTTGCGAAAAAAAGCTCCTTGTTTTTCATGTAGTAAATTGTGAAGTATAAGGCGAGAATATGTGTGAAAGACCCAGAAGGAAAAATATTCGAATTCATTGCGTCGCCTAAAACAAATTCACCTTCAGGATATTCCTTTTTGGCCTGTTTAATCATTGCGCCGGAATTATCGAGCCCAATAGCTTTCACCCCGTCTTTTGTGAGGAGGTCGACATGATGCCCCGTACCCGACCCAATATCTAAAACAACACTACGTTCCGTCAATTGTGTTTTGTCCGTTATCTGTCCAATTTCGTATTCGTTTTTCATATGGCTAAACACGAGTTGGTCATAAATATCCGCATAAAATGTATCGTATACTTCGGCACCTTCTTTATGTTCAAATTCTTTGTCTGTCTCTTTGTCAGTGAAATTCTCTCTTTTACCAGATTTGAAAAAGGCAATGATTGCCAAAATTGCAATACAAAATAAAAGAAGTTTTCCTGCCAAAGGAAGATTTTCATATGATTTGAAGAGAGAACGGAAAAACACTTGCATATAATATGTATATTTATTGTTTTTTATAATATTAAAACACTATAATGATAGAGATAAATGACATGCGTGAGCAGAAAGATTTCAAAGGAATAACATTTTCTGGTTTTAAAAAAACAGATGCTAAAAAAGAATTACTTAAAAACTTGGCGGCGGCGAAAATAGAGCCCGCGTGTTATTGGTGCGCCGAATTCGTTTGTGCAGGCGAATTTAGCGACTTGTGGGAGATTATTATTTTTTTTTACAGCAAATACATTCATTTAGGAAATCCTAAACTGGCAATATATTTGGAACTGCGTGTTCAGAATTTTAAAGAAATAGTCAGTATCGGATATACTGAAATAAAATTGCGCAACAATGAAAAGATTCGAAAACTTTTCGGTGAGATAATTTGTATTCTTTGTCATGCAAAACGCCGTCACAGTTTCGACGAAGTGAAAGTTAAAAAAGACGATTATGATATGACTTTAATGACCGACCGTTTCAAAGCGCCAAATGCATCCTATGCCACGGAAATTCTCGCAGGAAAAGACCCAAAAGAACTCTATATTGCTATTAATGAATTGGCATTTAGTATTTCAAAAGACGGTTCAAGTTCTATACAAGCGTGTTATTGGATAGAATGGATAGCCGAATTTGAATCCATTTGCAAAAAGAAAAAAGAAGCGTGCAAATGCGAAAGGAGAGCGTTTGCACACGTCGATGGCAGAAATCAAATGGATATTGTATGGCTGATTTGGGATACATTTTTGAGGGAATCTCAGAAAAGAGAGAATCCTATATTAATGAAAATCGTTCACAGTCTTTTGACCCTCTTTTGTTTAAAATACACAAACAGTTGCATCAGTCGTCGCAAATATATTCTTTACTTTATCACCGCGCTGTTGACCGAGCAGGTGAATTACGAAGAGGACATTGTGAAAGATAAGGAAAAAGTATCCGCCATCGTATCAAAAATAGGCAACATATATAAGCAAATCAAAGAGAACGAACACTCTCCTAAAATGGATTACTTATTCAAAGACCTCAAAAAGAGTAATTTGGATAAGACGATTGCGAAAATAGAGAAAATGAACGCGTTTGGCGAAGAATTCGTGCCTAGACTTTGAAAAGTATAGCCGGTAAATTATAGAGCTTAGTCCAAGCGCTTTTCTCTCCTTCATATATTTCTAAATATTGTCCATCTTCATTTTTCGCAATAAATGTATGATAAACAATTGCCTCTTCTGCAGGAGGCGGTCCGGAATATTGATGAGTGTTTATTTTGATTACTGAAAAAATGGTGGATTGGTCTTTTTTAATAATTCTGTCGCCGACCGAAAACATCTATTATCATACGAAAATATCTCTAATACAATTAAAAAACAATATTTAAATTAATACATCATTTTAAGAGTTGATTGGCTGCGCTTCTTCTGTCTTTTTTCCTTCGTCTGAATTTTTTTCTGCTTCTTCCCTGGCTCTTCAAAATCTTTTGCTGTTAAAGCTAACGCCGGAACTTCGCCTTTGTTTACCACAAACGCCAGCGAAATAGCCAGAGCTTCTTCGTTGCTGAATCCTTGAATCTTGAAACCCTTGAACATATTTAAAGCCTTTATCAATTTTTTATCCGTAATAACTTCAAACATCTCGTTAAATGAAACTTTAGCGTTTGACATTGTTTTTTAACCGTTTTACAATTCTATACATTTATAAAAGCATTTCAATTTTTTTATAAATGCGTACTATATTACAATGAAATCGCGAAAGAAGACTCCGCCGGCTTTGAACGAAGACCTCACTAGGATATTTTTATATATTCTGAATACTATAAAATTATTTCATTGGAAAACGACGAGTTATGCTCTGCATAAAGCTACGGATGATTTGCACGGGAAACTTTCTGGATTAGTCGATTCTTTCGTTGAAGTCATGTTAGGGAAAACCGAGGGAGGTCGATTGAACAGAACGGTGAGTTTCACTCTTAAGCATTGCAAAAACATCGGAGAATTCAATATTGAAATACGCAAGTTTAGAGATATTTTAATCAATGTGAAATTCCCGCAATCAGAAAATTCGGACTTATATACAATTCGCGATGAAATGCTTAAAGAACTCAACCAATTTTTATATTTATCCACCTTTATATAATGGTGTCTGGGTTTCTCCTTGCTTTAGGTCTAATTGGCGTTGCCATTATGTATTATGTTTTGAGAGAAAATAATATTATACCGCATCTTTCTACATTGGAGACGGATATAAATAAATCAAAAGGTTGGTGCCATATAGGCGATAAAACTTGCGTCGATTCGACTAACAAATCAGATTGTATGTCCGGGGATATTTTTCCTACAAAGGAAATGTGTATTAATAGTAAATTACGCTAATTATATTCTCTCTTTACGCGAGGATAATATGTTGGCTGTGTATCGTCAAAACATAATTCGATAATTGGACCAGGAACATCCGAATCTGATGTTGGATAACAACTGACGGAAGTCGTCGTCTTTATTATTTCTCCTGTGCAAATATCCTGCACAGTATTGCATACCAATGTCCCACCATCTGGCAAAGGAATGAATGCAGGAATTGGTATAGGTCCAGGACCATTGGGAAAAAAATCTCCGAGATTTGTACTTGTTGGCGGAGGAGGGGGAGGTGGTATAGTCGGTATTGCCGGGATTCCTTCTTCTCCTCGATTACTCGGTAAATACGTAAATACTCTGACAGGAGACTCGGGGCAATTAGGAGCGCCGCTATAATTGACGCGCGCAAGACTCTTTATGTTTGGATTTGTCATCGTTTCTGTTTGTGATGCCCACGTAGTGCCTCGATTTGTCCAAGTCCCTGTAGCAATTTTAGCATAGCGCTGCGTTTGATTTATACCTGAGCTGTTTTTTTTATATTGCAAAATATTCCCCTTGTATTGCATATCGATTGCATACGACGAAGGCAAACAAGTATTTGAGAATCTTGACCAAGTTCTAGGAAGATTTGGATTATATGACGGTCCCAAGCACGACATATAATACAGAGATATTTTTTAAGGATTAAATTGGTCTTCATTACCACTAAAATACCAACGAAGAGAGAAAAATTTGTTATTCTGTAAATTGAGAGCTCCCGAGCTACTGGAATCTATCATTTTAAGGTTTGGCCCAGTCTTTGCAATCGTTTGAATAGCGCTTGTTCCTAAAGCATAATCATAATACCATAGATTTGAAATATACCCGTCGAATCCGTTATTGAGTGCTACATATACATCGCCATAGTTCTGTTTAGGGACATGTAATATGTCTGTACTGCGTGTCATTGTTCCATTTATATAGACATCGACGACAGTGTTTCTGCAACGAATGATGACGTTTATCCATTTATTCAACGGAATGTTTGGAATACTAATTTCCTCGTTCATTGATTGATACGTATTCATAACAACTGCGAGTTCCGCTTGATTTTGGGCAGTTGTAGTTATATAGAGGCCAGGGGCGTTATTGGGCGAATTGATTCCTGACGCACCCATATTATTATTTCCTTTGTGGAAAACGTGATTGTACGTACCTGGTTGCGTGATTATATTATTTATGAAAATCCAAACAGACCATGTAAACTCTACGCCATTAGGACCATTCACTGACCGTGCTACAGTTCTAGATGTAGAAATGCTGGGGTCTTGGGGGATTATCATTTGATTTCTTGCGTCAATCATACCATTTATCAAATGAGGCGACCCGTTTTTATTAAAGAGCGTCATCAAAATACTTATGAAAATTTGCAGAGCTACTATGAATATTAGTACTGCTAAAAGGAGAAATGAAATACGCGCGACAATGCTATTGGAATTCATAAAATCTTTAATTCCTGACCCTCGGCCTGGAGACCCGAAAAAATCTGTTGCTACCCGGGGAGTTGATTGTCTTGCAGGAGGTCTTTCAAATTCTCTCTCAAAATCTTGTCCTAATCCTTGTGCCGGTGCTGCTGCCGCCACCGGGTCTTGTCCAAACCTTACCCCTCGTTCTTGTTCTTGGCCTGGCATTTTAAAGTCCATTATTATTATTACTTAATATTAAAATGTAAGGCTACTGTTCTCCATACCATTATCTAAAACCGATACTTTTACATTATATTTTCCAAATAAATTAGAAAACCAGCTCGCTCCATAGCCTGCTTGATATATATTCCATACATCTTGCGGATTTAAAGCATTTGGATAATAGCTAAACTTTGAAGTCCATCCTGCGAAACCTCCGTCAGAAGCAATAAATACACTATTAGATGAATTTACAGATGCAATCCCGTGCAAAAGCTGGGTTGAGGTCAGTTTTCCGTCTATATACACATCTAAACTTTTTCCATAAACACTCATTGTAAAATTAACCCATTTTTGTATTGGGAAATTGTTCACGGTCATCGTGGTAGAAGTCGTCGAAACAGGTGTTGAACTACTTAATTTGTAGTTTTGCTTTTTTGTCTCATCGCTATATCCATAAAGAGGTCCACAACCAGTAATGCCTTTTTGAATTTCTTTTGAACCATTTGCACAATACCCATAAGTACCCGTTAAGGCGGTGGCATCGGTTAAATCTCTTCGAATAGACCCTGTTTGCCCAAATGCAGCATACCCAAAAGGAGCGGCAGGTATTTTGTTGATTCCTATTGTTCCTTCACTTTTGCAATCGTCTGTATTACTAGTTAGAGGAGCGCCGTTTGGACAAAACCCGAAAGGCGCTGGAGCCGGAGAAATATTAGAAGTAATAGTGCCACTGGGAGCAGTATTTAAAGTAATTATTATGTTGTTTTGAGAACTGTCGAATTTTACTACTAAATCGTTACCAATTGAAAAGAGAGGTTTGAAGCTACCATATTGATATGACCAATCATTCACATAAAACCATATAGAAACCGCAAAATTCGAATTTCCGCCAATTGATGAACTTGCTAAACTAGTTGCTGGAACAGTTTGCATAGTTGTACCCGCCATTAATCCTGTCAATGTATTTGCATCAGTGATAACATACCGAATAACGATATAAACTAAAACAATCACCACAATTATGATAATTATTGTTTTATAATCCATAATATATAGCAGTATTTTTATTTTCCAAATATTTGCTTAAAGTTATATCCGACACCTTTAACTATTGGCGGGGATTCATTTTTCAAAGAATTATAAATATAATAAATTTGACTACTTGTTATCGCTGTTTTATAATATACTACGCTGCATATGGAACCATTTAACCCATTTACCGAGCCTGCCGTTAAACTATTGTATGAAATATCGGGAGATATGTTTGTAAATGTTTTTACGAGCTCTCCGTTATTAAACAAGTCGAGTGTTCCTCCCGAATAATTAATAATTATATTATTCCATTTTTGCAAGAGAAAATCAGAGAGAACAAATACATTTGCAATATTGTCGTGCGCCATAACGGATATCTGGAAAGTATTTGAAACAGGATTATACGAAAGCGTAGGAACGCCGCTATAATCCAATATGGGTACAAAGGAATCCACATTATGCGGGTTTGTAGAATCCAAAAATATCCAACATGATATCCCGTAATTATAATTATTCACTGTGGTACCATCATCAGGAATGTCATTCAATATTTGATATGACCCTAATGAAGTCGGTGCGGACAATTTCAGAGCATTTCCTAATATATTTTTTCCGCCTTGGTCAGATATTTTTTTATAAACTGGCGCATAATTGAAATAAATAATATACGCGATAATGATTGCAAATAGTAATTTAATATAAGTAGTTTGTGCGTAATCTTGTTTCTTGAGTAATCCGAATATGTCGGATATTATACAAGGAATATAAAAAAAGACATCTACAAGAAAGGTAACAAATGAGTTTTGTTTGACAAAATCTTCGTATTTAAATATTTTATACAATACAGTGAGAAATGCTAGAGCAACAATGATATTAACTACTAAATAATAGATGCCGTTTTTACCAGATAAATTCTGCATTATGTTAACCAACCAATAAATGATTGCTCCTGAAAATCCTAGACCTGATATTATCATGCCAACTTTAGGAAGAACCGCTGGTAGTTGCTCTTTTATTTCGATTCCTATTTTTTCCGAACTCCCGAATATAGAAATTATTAAAGCTATTATCCAAAGTATGCCTACTAAAATAATAAGAGAAAGTAAAAGGACTGACGATTTAGAGTTTAAATTAAATCCTCCGGGAATAGTTAAAATCCCTATTGTCACAGTTATTATAAAAATAAATAAAGAGAAAAATAACCCGTATTGCAAATACAATGTACTGATTGGGGATATACCAGGAAGTTTCGTTTCAGTTAAATATGGCGACGCGGAAAATAGACTAATTATATAAAGAAGACCAAATGCTGCTAAAATAATGGTTGCTATGAGAGAAGGGCCAAAATATGTGGAGATGACTTTATTCGGATTAATTGCGTACATGGATATCATAAAAAAGATAAGGCATACAAATACGGATATGCTCTTCCATTTATCGTTTCTGGCAGTTACGCTACCTAGATAAAAAAGCACCATTCCAACAAGAACAAGAATCGGAGAAAGCAATGCGTCAAAATATTTTGCTATAAATTCACTGCGCTTAGAGAGTTTCTCCACAAATTTTTTCTCGTAATCTGTAGTATAAATCACAATTACTCCCACTATATAAACAATAATTGCCAACACGTATTTGTAATCCATTATCACGCCAATTTTTTCTGAAACTGTCATTCTTACTTTATAAATCCCATACAATAAAGAGAGAAACACTAATATCGCGAGAAAACTCCCCACAGATTCGGCAATTGATGTGCTGTCCGCTTTAGTAGTTGTGCCCCCTATTGGTTTAAAAAGGAGAATATAGACCCATATGATTGCAACTATAAATATACAAAGAAATCCTGAATATAAAAATGTTAAATCGTATTGTTCTGCGCCGTGAGTTGAAAATTGCGCGGAAATTGTCTTGCTAAACAGATATATGATTGAGAAAATCAAGAGAGAAGCAATAAAAAGAATTGCATTTGTTCCAGTACCGTATCCTATATATGTTTCTATACTACCCAATTCAGGATTCAAATTGAAAAATATTTTTATTATTGCAAAGGTTAATATAAAAACGCCTATAAAATACGCAATCATGATATATTATGTACTGTTTATATTTTTACATATTTTCCATGGCCGTTTTATGTCCATGGCATTCTCTGCACATTGCTACTAAATTTTGAACTTCATTACTTCCACCATGTTCTAATCGTATTTTATGGTCCACTTCAAACCATGCATTCAATTGTTTAGAACATTCACCGCATTTCCAATCTTGCATAGACGCCACATATTTCTTTTTCGTCTCGCTCACCGACCTCTTCGTCGCCTTCACTGCGGGCACCCCTCCACCTCCTCCAACTACAACATTCGCATTCATATTATGCATAAAATTCCCGCCTCCGAAATTTCCGTGGTGCGGTTTCGTAGTGAAATCGATTATCGGAGATATCATGTCCATAGATGCTTTGTCAATTGGCATGTATTTAATTACGTTGTTTGCATGCAGTAGTATGTTTTTACATTTCCCTGGGTTCCGTTTGACAATAATGTAAAAAAGAATTGCCAAAAAAATAATGAACGCTATTCTAAAATGCTTTTTATATGAATACAGAATTTTCATGTATTTGCCGTCATGATAAATATTCATAACTACAAATATAAGTGTCCCAAATATAAGTAATTCTAATTTCATATATTATAAACGTGTATTAAAAAATTATTTCTTTTTATAATTTTGAGCAAAATTGTCGGCTTCTTCTTCCTTTGTAGTGTGTCCTCGCATTCCTCCGCAAAATGAACAATAAATTTCTCTGTAAAATTTCTCCGAGCGCTCTAAATGAGCTCGTATCATGTCGTACTCTGTGGCGAAATCTTTCAATTTCAGTGGATACATATCCATATAATCGCAGAGCTTTATATTTCGATTTGGCGTGCCGAATGACCGAATCAGAGAACAATTTGTGCAAGTATGCTCTCGAATCAAATCACTCACCGCTTTCGAAACTTCCGGTGAATATTTTCTATCAGCAGGATAAATTAAATCGAATCTCTCTAAATAATTACCTGTTTTTCTCAAAACTTTCTCTGTCAAAACAAAGACCTCCTCTGATATTTCATCTTGATACAATGAATATTTGACAGGAGAATACATTGTTCTTTCTCTTTTTAAAGTAAATAAGCATTTGTATTTTATTTTCAATTTTTTTTGAAATAAAAAACGGGTGGGGGGATACCCCGTTTTTTATTAATTACTTAATCAATTGATAATCTGGCAAACCACTCCTCCAAAGACTCAGGCGCAGAAGCTGAAAACTTCATAACCGGCGTTTTTGTTGGTAGGGGATTGGAATTTCTAGCTACAAATTCGGCAAATGTTCCTGTGAACAATGTTGTTTGCCGAGGTTTCTCTAAAGGATACAGACCTGATGTTGCATATCTCTCAAATTCTTTTTGGCTGTACTCTGCCCCCCTTTTTGCTCTTTTAGCAGGAGGGGCTCTTTCATCTTCTTCTTCTTCTGCTACTGCTGCTGCTGCGGCTGATTCAAAATTATTTCTTTTCGACACATTCTCATTTCTCACACTATCAAAGTGAAACTCCATAAACGATTTAGCAATAATAGACATATTCTAAATCAACAACAATAAAACTATTCATTAGTAATTAAATTACTTCAATTTTTTTACCCATATTTAAACTAAATATTTCTTACAGGAGACAAAGGATTTTCTTCCATAAACTTACGCGCTATGTTTCCACGAGCTACATTGTAATATTTTTTATTATTTCCAGTCCCAGAAATATTTTTAATTTGATTGCTGAGAGAATTCATTATTTCCTCTATTTTAATAACAGGAATTTCACTGTCCGCATGGTCTAATAAAACATTATACAATTGTTTTACTACGTCAATACACTTTAGGTCACGTGTTGTTATAACTTTCTTTTTAGCATATTCACATGCCACCGATGTCTGAGTAATACAAAATCCCCACAAATCCACGTTTTTCAAATAAATAGGCAAATACCTTTCCATATTCACACCAAATCGTAAAATTATTTTTGTAATATACGTATACATAATATTCATCGTATAATTAATAGATTCATTAGGCTTATTAAAAAGAATTTGATTAATATGATGCATTGTCGAAACATGTCCTAGTCCTCTTTTCTTAATAATGCCATCGATATATGATTTTAAAAATGATGCAATTGTGTCTTTTGTTTGTGGACTTCCCGACGCTTGATATGCGCTCTTGAAATTTTCGTGAAACATTATCACTGAAAAAGGCATGTTATATTGAAATGGTCTTCTACCCATGTCTTTTATAAGAGTCGGCGATTTCATATAAGAGAGACCCCAATCGATTAACCGCGCATATATTTTACCGGTTGCCGCGTCATCCTCGATTAATATATTTGAATCTTTTACATCGCAATGATAGACCCCCCTGCTATTCATAGGAAGTATTCCATTTTTCAATAGCTTCATAAGAGCTTTATTCATCGCAATTATTTTTTGAGTATTCAAATTAATACCGCGCAAATAATCCTTCACATCTACTCCGCCAAATGGCATATTGATTATTTTCAATTGTCGTAAAACTGCGTTGTCGTTTATTGCGTTTGCCGATATCCCTTCATCCACCAAATTTGAACAAACATCATCGTATTCTACCAAATCGGAAGTACTCAATTTTTCTGGCTGACACATTGAGACCCCATTAATCAAAAAATAATCAGAATAATTCGGGATTTTTGTAAGCTGTCTACTAAATTTTTGAATATCATTATATTCTGCTTCCACATATTCGGTTTCCATTAATTTGGAAACCATTTTCTTTGTAGGGGAAACCGTTGACCCTTTGCATTTCAATGAAGGATTGAAAATACATCCATATCCTCCGGCGCCTATAGATTTTCCTCCTTTTCTTGTCCTTTTTTTAAGCGTTTTCTTGCGCATTATATAATATGCTTATATTTTTTTATGACGCGTATTTATTGCTAAATGCTTATCCATTTTTCGAATACTTGACTTGAGAAATTCATTTAGTTTTTGTTTCTTAATTGATGTATGGTGCTCTTTTCTTCGTTTGTTTGTACCCGTTTTCTTTATAATTCTCTCTTCATTTGATTTTCTTCTTCCTTTACCTTTTCCACCGACCAACATTGTCGCTCCCACCGCTGTCAACAAAGCTATAACCGCTGCGCCGGCTAACCCCCATGTTGGCGCGGTCCAATCTAAACTACCTGGTTTTGCGGTTGTTGTAGTTGTTGCTTCAGAGGTAGAATTACCATTTATATCTTCTTCGTCTTCCTCTTCCTCTTCCTCTTCGTCTTCCTCTTCGTCTTCATCAAATCTTTGAGTAATTTGAATTTTAAGTTTTGGTATAATAGCAGTTAATCTCGCTTTTTGTTCTGATGACAATTTTTTAGACTTAATTAATTCTAATGCATCACTCGATGTCAACGAATTCAATAATGAAATTATTCCGTCTTCATTACCGGCTTCATTAAGTAATTTATTCAATTCAATTTGTTTTTCATCCAATGTTGGAGAAGGAAGTCCTCTTCCTTTGTCGTCTTCGATTGTCGCTTGTGCTCCTTGTTTTGAAGTAAACCAACCATTAGTAATTCTAGACAAAAAATTTGAACCTGGTTTTTTTAACTCTTCTATGTCACCCGAACTAGAATTCAATGTCGTGTTCCAATCTATTCCCTCTGTTAAAAGAGAAAGCTTGAAAAGCATCTCTATCAACATAGCATTTGCTATGTAGCAATGTGAAGGCAATTTTAACTCGATAGTACATAATACCCCCGGACTTTTCATTGTAAGCCTAGCTATTTGGGCAAAAAATAAATTTGCACAATCCAAAGTGTTTTGAGGCTTATCATTCACTTGAATGATTCCAGATTCGTTTGATGTTTCTTCAATACTTTCAATTTCAACGCTGGATTTATCTATAAAGGTAACAATATTTTGTTTTATTCGTTCCAACATTTGCTTATACGTCCATTTAAATATAACATTCAAATTGTAAAAAAACGTTGAATTACCGCCAACTTGACCTCCTTTTATCTGCTCCTCTACAGCATTAAGAGAAAGTAAATCATTTAGTAGTGTAGCAAATTTACTGTTATTGTCATCGATGTTATAATAAGCATTATTCTTTAATTTTTCAATACTAATTTCACTTCTTGCCTTTTCAAGTATTTTAGACAAATCCACACCAGGAGTTTTATCCAGAGGGGTTTCGACCCTGTAATATTGATATGAGGAAGAAGTTTTTGCAGTTGACTTCAAAATATCAATTGCAACACTAATTGCAATCATGCATTCTCTCTTCATAAATTTAGGATACGTTTCTTCACGCCTCATGCTGTAATTACAATTTTTAGGAGGTTGAATATCGTAGTAGTTAAGCAATTTTCTTACGACTCTGCATTTGTCAAATGCTACATTAAAATTATATATTGGGTTATCATTAAGTGTTTTAGAAATTTTTGAACCGACTTCATTCATGCCTGTTTTTATCGTGTTTAAATATTTTTTTAATGATGTTATAAATGGACTCGATGTGTTGTCTTCTTCCTTAACAGGCAGAGATGCTTCTGCTGAAGTATTTAATTCACCGCTAGTCTTCTCCTGGGTTTTGTCTTTTATCACATTACGCGCTTTTTCTTTAAATACTGGATTCATTTTTTGTAATATTTCAAGACCTCCAAGACTATACCATAGTGTTTTAGTAAATTTTGTTTTTAACTCTGGTTTTGATTCAATTATTTCTACCATTACTCTTGTTAAGTCTTCCCACTCTGGCCATCCTCCACTCCATAATGCTCTAGAAAAATGATATTTATATGTATGAAAATACTGAAATAACGGGTCAAACTCTTCTTCAAAAAATACAATTCTACTGTCTGCTTTGTAATCTTCGGACCCCAAAACAAATTCATCATTGAGACGAGAGAATGTATTTCTATTTATAGCAATATTAGCATCAGTCATTTTATCATTCAAAAACTTTGTCAGAATATCTTCTTCATCAGCTTGTCCAAGAGCTTCCACGAGTTCTTCTTCTCCTTCTTCTCCTTCTTCTTTTGGCGCTCTTGGTGTAGTAGTATTCGCCAGAGATATTGCAAGGGCATCTTCCTCTGGACTCCCTCCGACTTTATCTTTTTCTCTTATGTCTGCATTTTGCATAATATACTTTAATCCATTCGTAGGAGATATTTTAAAATGAATGCATGATATATCTTTACCGCAATATAACCGCACAATATCTTTCTCTCTAATAAAATTCATAAAATTGGCGTTCTTGAATAAAATTCTGTGCGTATTTGAAGGGTTTGCTATTAATGTTGCTATGTAGGTCGGAGATACGCCTGTTTTGTTTAAAACATATTGCACGCTTTCAATTGTTTTTTCCTTCGATTTTGGAAATGCTGATGGCGTGGTATCATTAATCCAAGATTTAAATTTATCAAAACATGTTAACTGTTTGGCTGCTTCTATTATCTTTTGCAAATCATCTGGTATAACACCTTCACTAGTAAATAACAAAAAGGTCAAAAAATTTATTAACGATTGCTTAGGAATTGCTCCGCCAACCATACCGCCGGATGTAATTTTTTCCTTAATAGAACCCATTAAAGAACCAACAGGCTTAGTAATGGAGTCTGTAAAGATTTTTGATTTTTCTTCAAAGAAATCTCCTACATTTTTAACAGTACTAGTTGGCTCGTTAAGAGGGTTATATTTTATAAAATTTTTCATCTTGGAATCTCTGTCGACACTACCTCGTTTTAAAAGAGTATTTTTACGGTCCCAAACAAATTTATTCTTAAGAAACTCATCAAATGTATTCTCTAACTTAGCCAATTTATCAATATCAGATACTGGAATAGGAGGGGAGCCCTTCAACTTTATAATTTTATATATAATAGCATACCGCGTATTAACAGGGTTGTCTGTAGTTAAATCTGTAAAAAAAGTTTTTAAATTATCATCAATAAACGCATTAACCTGCGCTGTCATGTCCTCGTCATTAAAAATTTGCCATGACATTGTGTAAGGTTTAATAATTTGAACTGCGCCTTTTTTATTTTCTTCTTTAATTTTTCTATCCAAGTTTTCCACAAACGTTCGCAAAATACTATACGCTTTTTCTTTGAAAGGGTTGAAAATGCTACCTTCGGATAATTCCAAAACAAAAGGTTTCTTATCGTACCATGTATCTAATATTTGTTTAACTCTTTTATGGTCATATTTGGTGTCGTCCACTGTAACATCTTCGATATATTTCAAATCTTTTGCAGTAATTCCGGGTTCCAATGGACCGTATGTTTTTTTAAATGTTGCTTCCGCATCAAGCGTGAGGCCCAGAGCTGTTGCTTGCTCGAGTTCTGGGGTTGGTGGAAGTGGAGGGGTTGGCGGTAGTATAGTTGGCGGTAGTATAGTTGGCGGTGTTGGCGGTGGAGAGGATTTTATAGAATACCCTGTAAATAACAACAGCATATCGTTTGCTAAATCATAAAGATAATTGCACGCAAATGAAACCATGTCTACCGGGACTTTTACTAAGTCTCCTGGGTCGAATCCTGCTATTGCAAATACTTGTAATCTTGCTTTATCCAGTAGCTCTTTTATACTCTGTAACGCGTCTGAAACAAAATCACCACCCACTTGTTTTCTCATTTTCATTTTTCTTGTCTTTTTAAATTTTCTATGTTTCCTTCGTCGTGAACCACCTCTCGCCTTTCCCGTAAACAACTTCAAAATATTCGAAAACACGCTATCATCTTCCAAATTTTTCTCTTCAACTTCAGTTAGAGGCGACACTTTAGTTTCCATCTTAACATGGGACACATTTTTCAACAAATCGCATAAATAAATTCCATATAAATTAGTAAATGAATTATTTAATGTATCTACTTTATTATCTACTAATGCTTTTTTAGTGGTTTCCATAAGTGTTTTTACATATTCTGCATATACATTTTGCAATATGGGGACAAACCTTCCGCTTTCCCATGTATAAAACTGCATGTAGATATTTAAGTTGCTTGGATACGATTTGTTAGTTTCAGTATCTACATGTGTATCTACATGTGTTTTTAGAGAGGTTACTCTTGTTTTAATGACAGATTCTTCTGTAGGGGTAGGCGTTTTTTGTACAAAATCTTTAAATTTAATATAGTTTTCACCTGCAACAATATCGGAGTTCGCATCGGTCAAACCAAATTCTTTATTAAGATAGCGGTTATAGTCTTCTATGAACGTATTATTACCAATACTATCTGCTTTATCTATCAGGATTTGACTGTCAACATCGGTTTCATTAAAATTTTCCGGAACATCTCCTATATATTTACTAATTGAGTTACTTACGTTTTTGACACCATACTTGCTCTTTTCTGCAACTTTTTTAAATTCTTCAAACAAAAAATTAAACGCGTCATAATCAGGGACTTCGACTGAACCTCCAACTTTTGTACTACTACCAGAAGTACTTTCTAAAAAAGAAGCCTTCAAAAAACTAACCAGGTCAAATAATTTAGTAAATTCTTTAACACTTTTCTCATCAGTTACTTCAACCACCGGATGGGTTTCAATCTTATCTAAAGACTCTTTAATCCCATCTACTACTAAAATATTGCACGGCTTTTTAGGATTTATATTTTTATATCTTTCGACAACCATGTATAAATATAAAAATTTTACAAAGTTTTTCACCTCGCCAAATTTGTCTGTTTTATCTGTACTTGTTTGAGGTTTTGGGGGTTTTACAGGATATGATTTAGAGAGGATAGGATTAACAACTTCCATTGGTGTAGTACTTTTACCAGATATAATTTTATTTGCTGACAACGCTAAAGCTAATGCTAAAGATTCTGTATGAGAACTGAGAACTTCAACTGCTTTTGCAACTACTACTTGGGCCAATGTTAGTTCTTCAATTTTAGCTTTTAATCTGTCAATTTCATTTTTATTTAATCTATTTTGAGCTTCTGAAACTTCTCTATTTCTATTTTGCTGTTCTTGTTCTTGTAATTGTAATTTAAGTTTTTCTTCTGATACTCTTTTTTCATCAGCAATTCTCTCTTTTAACTCTTCCAATTCGAGTGTTTGAGCTTCGTGCTTCGCAATTAACTCTTCGTGTGCTATTTTATTACTTTCGATTTGTTGAGCAAGTGTTTGCTTTGTGGTTTCTACAAGTAATGTTGACGCGAAAAGTTGCTCTTTTAAATTACCTAATTCAGATGCATTTGCAATTGCATTGGTTTCAATTTGTTGAAGTAACTCTCTGTTAGATTCTTCTAACGCAGTTTTTGCTTCTTGTACTGCAAGTATTTCAGAATCTTTTAATGCAATTGAACTAGTATTGGAAGACGTTAGTAACGCAATTTGGTTTTTGTAATTTTCTTGTAATTTGTCATTTTTTTCTATTTCCGCGATTAGTTGAGTCTCTGTTAAAGATGTTTTATGTGAAAGTACTGCATTAGCATTTTGTAATTGTGTAGTAGTTTCTTTATGTGATTCTAATTGTGCATCCGATTCATCCTTAAGCTTCTCAATTTCTTCATTTAAATTATTTATTTTTTCTAATTTTTCTTTGCTAAGTTCGTGATTTTTTGTTAGAGAAGTCACTAATTCAGCTCTCTTTGTTTCAAGTGTCATTTGAATTGTGGTTAATTCGGACTGTAATTTTTTATTTTTTGTTTCAGCTTCAAGAACTTTTTGTTTGAGGGCACTCTTATCCTTTTCAAATTCTTCGGTAGCGGTGGTAAGAGCAGTTGAAGCAGCAGCAGACGCTCGTTTTGCCTCTTCTAATTCTTTTCCAAGTTCGACCACTTTAGCATCAACCTCTATCTTCTCGTTTTTAGAAGCGGTTAAAGCAGATTCTGCTTCTGTTATTTTTTTAGCATTAGCTTCCAATTGTGATGTCAAACTCTTGACTGTTTCTTTTTGCGCGGTATTTTCGCTGGTAAGGTTTTCAATTGTCTTGTTTAATTCAGTATTTTTTGTAGTTGACTCCTCAAATTGACTCTGTAACCCTTTCATTTTTTCTTCCTGAGCTGTTTTTTCTGAAGTTAGCGCGCTCACTGTGCTTTTTTCTTGGTCTATTTGTGATTGTAACACAGCTTTTTCAGATTCTGACGCTGTTAATAATGCAGATTCTTTTTCTTTCAAGGTTTTCACTGCTTGTTCTAATGCTGCATCTTTTTCTGCAATAGTAGTTTGTGCTGTTTTTAAAGCATCTGATTGTGTTTGTAAACGTTTTGCATTAATTGCCTGTTCTGATTGCAATGTTTGAATCTGCTCTTGATTACTTGCATTTGTTTCTTTTAATTGTGTATTCTCTTTTTTAGCCGATTCTATTTGAATTGTCAACTGAGCGTTTTCTTCACTTTTTGCATTGATTTTGCCTGTTAATTCTTTAACCTTTGTTTCTACGCTGGTTTTCTCTCCTTCTAATCTTGATACGGTTTCTTTATTAATTTTTATTTGTTGTTCCAACCCAGTTTTTTCTTGCTGTGATTTTTCACTGGAGGCAGCCATATCCGTTTGTGCTTTTTCTAACGATTGCTTAGCAGTCTCTAATTCAGAAGTTATTTGAGATTCACGAGAAGTTGCATCAGTCAATTGTTTTTGAGCTTCTTCCAACGCAGTTTTACTCGATAACAATTGTGATTCTTTTTCTTTTAATGCGAATTCACTTGCCGAAACTTTTCCTTGTAATTCTCCGGTACCAGATTCTAAAGTACTTATTTTAGTTTGTAACTCGGCATTTTCTGCTTGTGCTGTTGCAATTGTTTCCGTTTGTTCGGAAATATTACCTTCTAATTCACTTTGTTTTTCTGTCAATGTGCTTACTTCATCAGTTAAAGTTCTATTTTTTTCCAAGAGTTCCTTGTTAATAATTTCAAGTGATTCTTTCCACCCATAATCTAGTGCAACCTCATAACTGTTCGATGAAATATCAATATCAGTTCCATCTGACGAAAATACCTGCGTATTATACTGGTTTTGCATTAATCCCCAATTTAAAGCTTCAATCGCAGGGGTTTCTACTAACTCAAAGGGTGGTTGATAAGCTGGCATTACAACTCCAAACACTTGAGAAAATGTTGGCGCTGTTTTTGTTAAAACCAAAGCAGATGAATTGGTGGTAGCATGAACAGTTGGAATAAAACTTGCTGCTAAAAAAATTAATAACCACCACATTGAAAATTTTTTATTTGAAGTTGTTTTAGGGGTAGAATATGGGGTTTCTTCTTTCTCCGCTTTAAATATTTTGTCAATTATATATTTATATTGTGTACCCGTAAATGTTGGAATTACTACATCAGTACCCTTTTTAATATCCGTAATAATTTGTTCAATGTTTACCTGTTCTTCTACCTCATTTGCATCTTCATATATTTGTTCTAATAAATCTTGGCAAAGACTTTTAATACATTCAGTTGTTTCTTCATCACATGGCTTTTCTCCTTCTTCTCCTTCTTTTGTTGAAAATTTCATAATAATAGGTGCAAATATGCCTTTCAATTCATCCATATTTGGATTGTCTAATTGTTCAGTTATTTTAGTACACATGTTTTGAATTTCCGAGCAATTTTTATCTGCATTTGCTATGTGGTAAATAAACAATACATTCGATAATATAAATTTATAATCAGATACTTCGATTAACCCGGGTACTGCCTCTTCCTCTTCTTCTTCTTTTGATGTAGTCTCTGCTAATTTACGCGCTTCTTCTTCTTTTGCTTTTCTCTCTTCTTCTGCTTTCATCGCTTCATAAGCAGCTTTAATATTATCAAAATAATTAATTATAGTCTCTAATTTAACCCCGCCACGTTGTATTTTCTTTCGAGTTTTTCGTTTACCTCCTGTTAAATTATAACTTTTTGCATTGACCAATAATGTATAAAATAAAGAGAATACACAAATAATGTCATTTTGATTGAGAGAATGTTCGGATGAAGTGGTTGCTGTTAAAGTTGTGCCAGTTATTGTATAGGAATAACCTTTAACATTAGTTAAAATATTTGCATAACAGTTTGGGGCTGGGGTTTTATCAGTAGTAGTAGTAGTAGTAGTAAGAGAATGTTCAATTTTGTTTAATATCACTTTATTAAGGTCCACAATAGTAATTTTCAATGAGGTAGATAGTTCTTTAAATTTTTCCCCTGCAGCTTTCCTTATTTCATAAAAGAAATCTGTCTTTGCTGCAGCAATCTCTGCTGTTAGTATGTTATCACCATATGTCGTATCCATGTATTGTTTAAATGTTTCATCTGGTGGTGAATTGTCGTCAATATACGAATAAATTTTATCTTTATTTTCTGTTGTAATTTTACCAACTGCTTTTAGACTCAGTATATCTTCAACTTCCTTTATTTTTTCAAGCCGTATTCTAAATGCATCTAATTGTTTTACACCCTCACTTTTTTCTTCTTTTGATTGTGATTCTTTAGGGACAGCATTACTCATACCTAGCTACAATATCATAATATTATTTATTATACAAGTAGTATGCAATACCCGAAATAATAGCTAAAATGCATATATAGACAATTCTTTCTCTCCATCTATTGAATTCGAGGTGTTGGATGTTCTTTGATTTTGCGTATTCAGCATAGAGTTTTGCAATCGGATATTTCGGTTTTTCCAAAAGAACATTAATCTTGTTGTGAATAAAGTGCATCCAGCTCACAAAAGACTTTCGCGATTCTAAATAAGGAGTAATCGGATATTCATCGAGTAAATTGCTAAATGTTTTTGACATTTCGGGAACAGGAATAAAAAGAGGAATACTATGAACAAAATCATAGTATTTCTTTTTCACAACAGAGTTAGGATGGAGAGGATAAGTAAGTGTAACTGCGTGTAAAAAATACCAGTAGTGAGGTCCCCAAATACTAGAATCTAAATTCATTGTTTTAATATAAATATAATTTACAATTTAAATCAATGAAAAGCTCGTGCAGCAATTGCGGAAATAGTGGCCATATTAATTATCAATGCAAATTGCCGATAACAAGTTATGGTCTTATTGTTTATAGAAACACTCCTGACCAAGGCCCTCAGTATCTCATGATACGCCGTAAAGACAGTTTCGGCTATATCGATTTTATGCGCGGTCATTACCAATTGAATAATATAATTCATCTAAAGCAATTGATAGACGAAATGTCTGTCCAAGAAAAAGAGAGAATCTTATCCGAGCCTTTTCCTAAACTTTGGCAACAATTATGGGGAGAAGGCAGTGGGATACGTCATCGAGGCGAAGAGCAATCTTTAAACAAGAAGTTTGATATTGTCCGGTCAGGTATTATTAAAGACGCCGACGTGATTACGCTCAGAGAATTAGTAGAGACCAGTTCCACTGCTTGGCCAGAAACTGAATGGGAATTTCCTAAAGGTCGCAAGAATCACGGAGAGAAAGATTTGGATTGCGCAATAAGAGAGTTTGAAGAAGAGACTGGTTGCGATAGAAAATATATTTCCGTAGTCGAAAACGTCATACCGTATGAAGAGATGTTTATCGGTTCAAATCATAAAGCATATAAACACAAATATTTCTTGGCATGCTATGACGGCTCTGCTTGTATGCGCGAGGATGTTTTTCAGAAGACCGAGGTGAGCGCGGTGCGATGGAAGACATTAGACGAGTGTTTAGAGACGATTCGCCCCTATAGTGTAGAGAAAAAACGGATTGTCGCCGCGATAGACAGGTTATTAAAAGAATATGTTTGTATATAATACAAGAATGTTGAAACAAGAGCAACAGGAGCGGGCATATTTGAAAGCACATCCAGAAGAAAATCGGAATCTGTATCCGACTCTGAATGATGCCTTATTTAACGTCAAAATAGCGGAGAAAAAAGAATTCAACGATACGCAATACGACGGGACTGTATATGATGTCAAAAAACAAGCTGATATTTTAGCGAATGCTGAATTTGAGCTGCAACCACATCAACTTTTCGTCCGGAATTTCATGTCGTTTAATACGCCGTATAACAGTCTTTTGCTCTATCATGGTCTCGGCTCTGGCAAAACGTGTTCCGCTATTGGTGTATGCGAGGAGATGCGCGATTATTTAAAGCAGACTGGATTAGACAAAAAAATCATCATTGTTGCGAGTCCAAATGTGCAGGACAATTTCCGGTTGCAGTTATTTGACGAGCGCAAGTTGAAAAAAGTGGGGAACACGTGGACCATGGGCGGTTGCATCGGCGATAAATTATTAAAAGAAATACAGCCATCAGGTATGAAACCAATAGAAAGAGAGAAAATTCAGAGTCAGATTAAATCTCTCATAAATAATTATTATGAATTTGTAGGCTATACTGAATTTTCGAATTATTTGGAGAAAAAGAGCAAAGTCATAAAATCCGAATTCAGCAATCGACTCATTGTCATTGATGAGGTACACAATATAATTGACGAAGGCCAAAACGTTTCCAAAACGGCAGGGCAAACGATAAAGAAAATTGCGAATCAAATGATAAAACTTGTCAAAGGCAGTGACAATGTTCGATTACTTTTATTGTCGGCGACACCGATGTACAACAGCTACAAAGAAATACTTTGGCTAATCAATTTGATGAATATAAATGACAAACGCGCATCCATTAGCGTGGGCGATATTTTTGACAAAGATGGGGAATTTAAAGAGCCGTCTGGCAAAGAATTGTTTATGCAAAAAATTACTGGATATGTTTCTTATGTAAGAGGAGAGAATCCGTATACATTTCCATATAAAGTGTACCCCCATTTATTCTCTCCTGCGAATACATACGCGGAGGTACGCAGGCCAACGATTCAGATGAATACGAAAGAAATTGCGCCGGAAGACGCTATGCAAAATCTGAATCTGTTTTTGACAAAAATTGGACCCTATCAGCAGAAAGGTTACGATTATATTATTGACAGTTATTCGAGAAAGCAATTTGATGAATCGGCGATTGCGTTTGAAGATATGCAATCGTTTGGATATACTATTTTGAGATTACCTCTTGAAGCTCTGAATATGGTTTATCCTATGGATATAGACTTTGCGGGAGGCGCTGGGTCCTCTGAAGAAGACAGTAGTAGTATGTCTTTAGATAGGGGTGTCGAAGGAGAAGGAGAAGAAGGCGACGACGAATCAGAAGAAAGTGTAAAAGACGGCGCTTCTATACGCGTATCAGAATTAACAGGGATACATGGTTTAGAGAGGTTAATGAATTTTGAGAATTCAAAATCGCGCGGTACGAAAGGCGGTTTTTCGTATAAAGAGAGTACGCTCAGTAAATACGGTAGAATATTCTCTCATAAAGAGATTGGAAAATATAGTTGTAAGATTAAAAATATTTGTGATAATTTGGCGGCGGGTTGTCAGGGAATCGTCATGATATATTCAGAATATTTGGACGCAGGCCTTATTCCGGCAGTATTGGCAATAGAAGAGCTGGGATTTGTCAGATATCAAGGAGGCGGAGGAAAAACGCTGTTGACCGAAAAAGCAATGGAGAAAGAAATACGCGGGAATTACGCATTCATATCGGGTGACAAAAGACTTTCGCCGGATAATAATAAAGAAATCAAAGCTCTCACAAGTGATAACAACAAAAACGGAGAGAAAATTAAAATCGTCTTTATATCGCGTGCAGGGGCGGAGGGACTCGACTTGAAATTTATTCGTCAAGTACATATTTTAGAGCCGTGGTACAATTTGAACCGCATAGAGCAAATCATAGGACGCGCTGTCCGAAATTTCAGTCATAAAGAATTGCCATTTGAAAAAAGAAATGTCCAAGTATTTTTATACGGCACTGTGCTTCGCGATGAAAACGTCGAGGCAGCGGATGTATATGTTTATAGGTTTGCCGAGTCAAAATCGATAAAAATTGGGAAAATAACGCGATTAATGAAAGAAACGTCCGTCGATTGTATTTTAAACCATAACCAGACGAATTTTACGATTTCAAATATGAAGCAAAACGTAGAGCAAGTATTATCGAATAAAATGGTTCTCTCTAATTTCAAAGTCGGCGATGAGCCTTTTTCAAGCGCATGCGATTACATGGGCGATTGCGAATACAAATGTAATCCGGATAAAGATATTGCATCGGAGGACATTCGAGAGGAAAATTACAATGAAAAATATATTGCGACAAATATTGACCGTATTATCTACAAGATTAAAAAACTTTTCTATGATAAATATTTGTATAAAAAGGCAATCTTAATTGGCATGGTAAATACGCCGAAGCCTTATCCAACCGCGCAAATCTATTATGCGATAACGCAGATGATAGAGAACCGCGATGTTTTGGTAGACAAATACAATAGACATGGATATTTGATAAACAACGGAGAATATTATTTGTTTCAGCCGGTTGAGATTAAAAACAAGAATATTTCTCTCTTTGAGAGAGAATTCCCAGTAGAATTTAAACCAGAAAAAATCCTTGTAAAAGGCAACGTCGAAAAAAAAGAAGAGCAAGATTTCGAAAAAACCGCGCCCATTATGGATTTGGCAATAGACAAAATGACCGCCGATTATGAATTGGCAGTAGACAGCTATTCGGAAATTTCCGCAAATACAAGTTATAAAGTTCAGAGAGGCGACGATAATTGGTTTAAGCATTGCGGAGTAACCATCTATAAATTGGAAAAGAAGGGATACGACAAAAAAGAGTTATTCAAAATGTTAGTTGAACATATTGTCGATATTATGTCGTTTAAAACAAAGTTGCACGTATTACAGTACGTATTTTCAGAAAAGGTCGACGGTATTTTTAGAGAAATGCGGGAGTATTTTGAAGAGAATTTCGTTATATATAAATCATTAGTATGTATTATTCTTTATGACGACCAAACGCCGGTTATAATGAAACTTACTTCAGGAAAAACATGGTCGGTTGCGACAGAAATGGAACAAAGAGATATTTTAAAACAAATTGAGAAAGAAGAGAGAAATGCCGCGAATATTGTGGGATTTATGCAATATGATAATACGACAGATTCATTCATGTTTAAAATTAAAAACAATATGCTCGCAAAAAATTTGGGAGCCAGTTGCGAACAGATGAATAAAATAAAAAAAATAGAAATGTTAAATCTCATTCTAGGAGAGAAAGAATATACTTCGGAAAATACGCGAGGGATGGTTCAGTCTGAATTATGTTCTCTCATTGAATTTATTTTAAGATATAAAACGAAAAATACGGAAAGTATATGGTTTTACGATAATGAAATAAAATTGAAAAAGAATTAAATAAAAGTCATTGTATTATATAAGTCATGAAATCTTCCAGCAAACGACGCGAACCGAAAGAATCTTCTTCTTTATTCTCGAAAGCCGTTTTGACACGCGCAATTGTTTTGCCGATGACTTCGATTGGGAATAATGTGCGGGATGTCATTGAAAAAGTGATTAAAAAGACTTGCGAGGGGAAATGTTCTATTGAAGGATATATTAAAGAGGATTCGTGCAATGTCATTACGTTTTCGAGCGGTATGGTCGTTTCATTGAATATAAAATTTAATGTGGTCTTTGAATGTATGGTGGCATGTCCTTCAGAAGGAAGTATCATACGTTGCAAGGCGAGGAATGTGACCAAGGCAGGTATTTGTGCAGAAAGTTTAGAAGAACGGCCTTCGCCGATTATCGTTCATGTTGCGCGAGACCATCATTTCATGAGTGAATACTTTTCGTCGATTAAGGAACACGACGAAATCGAGGTGAAAGTAATTGGACAGAGGTTTGAATTGAACGATAAACAAATATCTATTATTGCAAGTTTAATTGAAAAGGCTTAAAAACTTTTTATAATATAAGGATAAAATGACAGATTTTTTACCGTTGGAGAAGTTGAGCAGACAAATCGAATCGATGCCAATGCAGAATCATATTGAAATCCTTAAAATATTGTCGAAATACAAGAGTATTACTTTGAATGAAAACAAGAATGGCGTTTTAGTGAATTTGACGGATGTTTCGAGTTTAGTGATTGACGAGATTTCAGCGTATGTGAAATATGTGGAAATACAGGAGAAAAATTTGAATGAAGTGGAGTTGAAAAAGGCAACATTTAAAAACACATATTTTTCAAAAGATAATAAAGAAATGCCGTCATATTCAACATATGCATGAAATTATTGAGAAATTAGAACCGTATATGCTAGTTTTTAAAGAAGAGAAGAAAGAAGAAAAAGAAAGGGAAAAAGTGAAAGTAATTGAAAGGGAACCAGTGAAAGTGAAGGTAATTGAAAAAGAACCACCATTTGCAGTACCAGAGGAAGACAAATTGTTTTGGATTTTTTTCATTATCAAGCACGGGTTTTCAAAATATCAATATCCAAATACAACTTCATTCGTGAATGAAAAACTAGCGAAATTTGAATGCATTGAGCATTTAAGAACATGCAAAGATAAATTGAGAGAATGCAAGGTGAGGAAAATCAAGGAGAATATTGAAGACGATTTGGCAAATAAACCCATCATAAGTATTTTAACGTTTTTTGCTATGTGTTTGGTGGAGCCAGTCAATGTAATACTCATACAGGGCAAAAAATACTATCAGATTCATAATAATGAAGCGTCGGACGAGTATCACATCATCTACTACAAAAGCAAATACAAAGTGCATTATTTGACGGATATCCCGGATAAACACGTGGAAAATTTGTATAAATGCGAAGACTTGAATGTAGACAAAACACTGAGAGCAATAAGTTATTATAAAGTTGGGGATTTGTTAGATATTTGTAAAAAAGTATCTTTAGATGTGAGCGCATATAAGAAAAAGGATGAAATTTATTCGGCTATTGTTTCATTTTTATTATAAAAATTGAATAAGATAATAAAAATTAATGTTATAATATAATAATGAAATCCTCAGTCTCGAATCCAAAGGTTGAATTTGAAAAAATGCTTGATGTATTTTGGAAAAATAACCCATTCAATTTACACGATAAAGTTGTGCACGAATTGGAAGTGAGGTTTGGGACGAAAGGCGCGAAGATTACAAAGATTGATTATGACAATGTAATAAGTAAAATCAAATCCTTTGGCTTTTCAGCGGAAAACCCCGCTGGCTCGTATATGCTGAGAATACAAAGTGATTCCGAAGAACAATCCGAAGTGCGTACTGAAATCGAAGGATTGCTTGAAATACAGCAATACTGTAAAACAAACACGGTAAAACAATTAGAAAATGTGAAATTCAATAAAAAAACAAAGGCAATGCAACCGGTGGATTTCGAAGATTTCAATTTCAGAGTTTCCTACCAGAGAGAAGAAGAATTAAAACGCTCTCATCACGAGGTCGTGGCGATTCTCGAAAATTGGGCGGACACAAAGAAATACCATCGCTTTATGAATCGTATTACATTTACGCATCCAGATATACCTGTGAAAATAGATTTCAGCGTTGTCAAGAGCGCAGGAGAGAATAAACGAAAAAGTTATGTTGCAGATACTATTTCAGCAGTCGATATTTTCAGCAGTCCAGAGCATTTTGAAATCGAGTTGGAAGTTGATAATACGGAGATTGGGCCTTTTAAAGATGTCAATAGCAGTGCGGATTTAATTGCCGAGATTCGGAAAGTCATTAAATTCGTATTGATGGGATTGCAAGGGACCAACTACCCGATTTCAGTCGGAGAAAAAGCGGGTGTGATAACGGAATATATGCGGCTTATTCATGGTGAGCAATATGTCCAAGGCCAGCAGAAAATTATCGCGAAAAATTTCATTGGACCCTCTACATATACACTTCAAATGGAAAATATTGTGGAGCCTACTGCGGATATAGTCGCGCCGAATATTCGAGAAAATTACACGGTCACTGACAAAGCGGATGGTTCGCGAAACATGCTCTATATTTCAAAATCAGGCAAACTGTATTTGATTACGTCGAGTATGCAAGTGATATTCACAGGCGCTGTCGTAGAAAATCGTTCTCTCATTCAATCATTGTTTGACGGAGAATTGATTTCTCATAACAGAATCGGAGACTTTATAAATTTATATGCCGCGTTTGATGTCTATTATGTGAATGGCAAAGATGTCAGAAGCCACGGGTTTGTAAATGACGGGAAAGGAACAGTCTTCCGCCTCGATTTGTTGAAGGCCAATATAAAATTAGTTATTGAAGGCGCTAAATCCGTTGTTCCGCATAAACCATCTCCGATTCGAATCGCGAGCAAGAAGTTCTATATGAACACGTCGTCTACAACTATTTTCGATAATTGTTTGAAAATTTTGCAGAACGATTCGCAAGGGCTGTTTGAATATAATACTGATGGGCTCATATTTACGCCGTCCAACATGGGCGTTGGTCTAGACAAAATCGGCGGTCAGAGTCCAAACAGACGTATTGCATGGAAGCATTCGTTTAAATGGAAGGCGCCCGAATTCAATACAATCGACTTTCTGGTTTCAACCGAAAAATTAGAATCTGGTGTAGATATTGTCACGCCAGTTTTCCAGAAAGGTACTACTGCGGGTTCTGCTGTGCAGTTATTCGAGTATAAAACGCTGGCGCTCCGCGTCGGAGTTGACACCTCAAAACATATGTATTTGAATCCTTGCCAAGATATTATGGAAGATAAAATGCCTTTGCCAGGTAAAGCGTCCGACAACGAGAATAAGTATTTGCCTTTGAGGTTTTATCCGTCGGACCCGCCAGATGAACGCGCAGGCATTGTCAATATGATGTTGAAAAAAGACGAAGCCGGAAACAATCAGATGTATACAGAAGGTGGCGAAATGTTTGAAGATGGAACCATAGTAGAATTCAAATATATTCACGAGAGAGAAAACGATTGGAAATGGGTTCCTATCAAAGTCAGATACGATAAAACCAGCGAATACAGAAACGGAGAGAAAAACTTTGGCAATGACTACGACACCGCGAATAACAATTGGAAAACAATTCATAAACCATTGACACTCGAAATGATAACGACCGGCCAGAATATTCCTGCTGGGATTGTCGACGACTCGGTGTATTACAGTAACATTTCGAGCAAGTCTACAAAAGCTCTCCGTGATTTTCATAATTTGTTTGTGAAGAAAGCGTTGATTGTGGGGACATCGAAAAAGGGAGATTCTTTAATTGACTTTTCAGTAGGAAAAGCTGGAGACTTCCCGAAATGGATAGAAGCCAATCTCGATTTTGTCTTTGGTATTGACATTCACAATGATAATATTGAAAATAAAATAAACGGAGCATGTGTGAGATATTTTACATACTACAAAATGCACAGGAAAATTCCGAAAGTCCTCTTCATTAACGGGGACAGTTCTTTGAATATCCGCTCGGGCGAAGCCATGTTGAATGACAAGGCAATTGCGGTTTCAAAAGCTGTGTTTGGTCAAGGAACAAACGACCCGAAAAAGCTCGGTCAAGGCGTTGCAAATCAGTTTGCAAAAGGCCAGAACGGATTTGATGTGGCGTCGTGTCAGTTTTCAATGCATTATTTCTTTAAAAATGAAACGACGTTTAAAAATTTCATTACAAATGTGACTGAATGCACGAAAGTCGGAGGATTCTTTATAGCCACGTGTTACGACGGCAAACTAGTATATGATGCTCTGTCAAAGACGAAACCGGGCGACAGCATAATGATTTCGGATAATGCAGGACAAAAAATGTGGGAAATACAAAAATTATATGCTAATGAAAAATTTGAAGACGATATTACGAGTTTAGGATTTGAAATCAATGTTTACCAAGAATCGATTGGGAAGATGTTTTCGGAATACTTGGTGAATTTCACTTATTTGAATCGTATCATGGAGAATTATGGTTTCAGGTTGCTGACAAAAGAAGAATCTGTTTCAATGAATCTCCCGCAAGGCAGTGCGTCTTTTTCGGAATTGTTCAATCAAATGACGGTTGAAATAATGAAGAGCAGAGGCAATAGCAAAATCTTTGGAACAGCTCAAGAGATGACTGCGCATGAAAAATACATTTCATTTCTGAATCGCTATGTAGTTTACAAGAAAATTCTCAAAGTAAATCCACACGAGGTTTCAATTGAATTGTTTCAAGATGTGAAACTGGAGAAAAAACATGAACCTGTTCTACCTAAAGCAGAAACTACGTCTTCTTTAAAGGAAATTGACATCCCTAAAGTCATTAAAGTCGCCGAGACTATTATTCTATTACCTGCGGAGGTTGTTGTAGTAGATGCAGATGAAGGGGAGAAAGTAATTGAAAAAGAGGAAGAGGAGACTCCTCCTGTTAGAAAGACAATAAAGATAAAAACAAGTAAAGAAGAAGAACCTGTTAAAAAAACTACAAAGATAAAAACGACTAAAGCAATAGAAGCAATAGAAGAGGAGCAAGAAGGAGAAGTAGAAGAAGAAAAAGAAGAGCCTGTTAAAAAGACAACAAAGAGAAAAACTACTAAAGCAGTAGAAGAAGGAGCAGAGCCTGTTAAAAAGACAACAAAGAGAAAAACGACTAAAAAGGAAGAAGAAGGAGAAAGAGAGGAAGAAAAAGAAAAGGAAGAGCCTGTTAAAAAAACTACAAAGAGAAAAACAACTAAAGCAGTCGAAGAAGAAAAGACAGAAGAAGAAGGAGAGAAACAAGAAAAACCAAAAACAACTACAACAAGAACCAAAAAAGTAAAAGAGGGCGAAGAGAAAACGACAACAAGACGGAAGAGCAAAACTACCGAAATTTAATATTTAGAAAAATATGAATTAAAAATATTGTATAATAATAAAATATGCATTGTATTTCATTATTGCGACATTCCAACAAATTTTTTATTTCGAGTTCTTATGGAAAACCATCTCCAAATATATCTATATCTGCAAAGACTTATGCGGATGAAATCGAAAAAAATATATCATCCTCTCCTCCAAGAGATATAAATCATCATTATGAATCAACAATTATGAATCAAATGTGCAAACTTCCGCATGGATTATCGTCATCGCATCTTTATGTCTATACTGAAATTTTTCAAGCAATTCTCTTCAATCAGGTTTTAAAACCTTGCAAAACTCTCTTATTTACAATGCATAACGAAGGGCTTATTAATTGTATTAAGCAAATTAAACAAGACAGCACAGAAGATATTTATTACAATTTTGATTTAAAAGTGAAAAAATTCACACGCAATGAAATCTATGCGTTTAACAAGTTGAAAAAAATATACGAGAATACCATTGATTTATTGGTGTTTGATTTATCGGATATATTTAACAAATGTACATATTCAAAAACACTTATTAGTATTGTCTGCAATATTATAGATTATCAAAAACATTCAGGGTCGTGCATTATAAAAATGGGGGATTTGCATCAAAAACCTGTTCTAGATATCATCTACATATTGAATTATTTTTATAAAAAATTAGTCATTATGTCCCCTACAATAAACAGTTCCGATAAATATTTGGTTTGCGTTGAATATTGTTCTGCGGATTATTCAAAATATTTAGCCGAACTGGAGATTATATTGAGAGAATCTCCTTCTGAAGAATTGTCAGCAATTCTATCTACGGATTTGCCAATGTTATTTTTAAACAAAATTGACGATTTTAACATAACTACTTGTAGTAGTAGATTGAATACCAATGACCAAATTTCTTCTCTCTATATGAGTAAACAATCACTCGAAAAGATAGAAGAATATAAAAAAAACACTCTCATCCGGTGCTCGCAGTGGTTTTCAAAACACAAAATCCCTCATCATAAACATCCATTTGAAACTGATAATATATTCCTTTTTAATCCAGAAAAAACTCTTGTCTCTCATGAAAATATCTTTTTAACAGCAAAATAACTCTATCTATATATCTACCTACGTTTTGCCATGTCGACTGCCAATCGATAAGTCCGCGCACTGCTAGAGACTCCACCCTGCGTGGCATATTTATAATTGTTTGGTTTATAAATTACTTTTTTGCATGCTCGGTCATCATTGGGATAGCATTGTGCATAATAAGTATATGAAAGAGATTCAGGCGACCCCGGCTTCGCGCCTTGTTGTTCTGCAAAATTAAAGATTTTTTGCTCATATGTTTGGCATCTATTTTGCATATATTGTGCATGCGTAGTGTAATAGTCTTTGTTAATGTTTGTACTGGCCGAGCGAACCATTCTCAACGCTTTTTGCTCCGCAGTTACCGTATTCGGCGTAGGATTATTTGTCAAATCAGTTTGTGGTGTATAGCTAGAAAGAAATTGAATACCTGTGCAAGGAATATTGGATTTGTCTTGCATGACGTATTGCCCGGGAGTATCTTGGATTTGGCTTAACATGGAAACCCCGCTAGTTGATGAGCTTGTATCTCTAAACCCTCTTCTATAATGCCGAATAGGTCTGCTAGAGCCTTGTTTATAAGTATCCAAATTGGTATAATCTTTATTTATTTGAGGGCGAACGTTCCCTGCAGTTAGCGCAGTAGGAATTCTAAATAATCCATCCCCTTTCCAGGTTTTATATCCTCCTTGATTTGTATAATTATTTTGGGTTTTTATCCCTTGCGGATACATTGCAGAAGACATATTATAATTAATTAAAATATTATTATTATTATATGATTATTCACATACTAATTTTAGCATTTATTTGTTTAATCATTTATCAATTATTTACTTTAAATATAATTGAAGGGCTTGACGACCCATCTATTAGTCCAGAGCCAGAGCCTGAGCCTAAGCCTACTCCTAAGCCTGTATCAGTTCCTGATTCATCTGAAGCTGGGTCATCAACATCTACGCCTGCTCCAATTTCTACACCTGCAAATGTAGTTGCTACGCCGAAATCATACCAGCCTTACGATTCATCAAATGCTTTAATTCTCTCACAACAAAATGCAGGCAATATCAGTATTTTAAATCAACAGCTAAATACTTTAACAAGTGAATTTAATAAAACGCAAACACAAAGCAATAAAAACACTACTGATATTACATCATTAAATGACCAAATGGCATCTATTTCCGCTGCACAAACAAAATACGCAACATCTACGACTGCTGCATTTACGCCTCCTCCATAAATAAATTATAACTACAATAAGTATAATGACGGATTATCCATATCATTCTCAAATCAAATCACCAAGTGAATTAGGTATATCAGATGCGGGAAATTTAGAAGCTTTAGGGAAGGATATACAAGGTATGGGAGCATATGTGAACGTATTAATTGAAGGGACCTGTAAAAAAGGCCAGCCATGCGCTAGCAAAACAGGCGGTCCTATGGGAAATAAGTATTTTTTTAAAACAGGCGGTAAATGCAAAGAGAAAGGTACAACCGACAAATTACAAGACCGTTATATCTATATAGATAATGTGCCATCCGGAAAAATACCTTTGATAAATGCGCAAAGTGGTTTAAAAGGATTAATACCTGGTATGATTGGCAATATGGCAGTTATAAACCCACAATCATTGTTTAATGCAATTACAAATAGTTCAATCCCAGAATGCACTGCAATTACCCTTGAAACTATTGATAACAATAATAAACGTGGTAGTGAAACACACTTTGTAGCTATTGCGGACCAAAAACAAGGATTTGCCACAATGTCTCCACAAGAATTGCCTAAAGATTATATTGTGCAAATGTATTTTATGGGTTTGGCAATATTAGCTCTCTATATTTTTTTCCGTATTAGCAAAAAATAAATTCATACATTAAATGTATTTGAATTTATTTAAAAATTCCAAAGAGTCCTGCAGCAGAAGAGGATGAACGCCGAGACCCGTGGCGCCTTCTCCTGCGAGTTCCAAATGAACGTCGAGTTCGTCTACGTCTTGTACCAAATGGAAACATATATACTATCCTCAGATTTTATTTTTTATCGTTTATAAAGTACTTTAACTAATTGTACTGCTGCAAAAGCACCAATAATTTGCACGGCAATATAGGGGATAACGTCTGCCATTTTCATTTTCCCCGACATCAATGATGCTAAAGTGACTGCAGGGTTAAAATGTCCTCCCGAAATTGCGCCTCCCAGCATAACTGCAATAGCCAACGCAGCGCCAATTGCTAAATAATTCCCAGTAGTTAAAATAACAAATACTAAAAACATTGTTCCTAAAAACTCCACCAAATACTTCTTCATATATATTACTAAAGTAGTTTTAATTCAATACGCCCCCTTTTTTGAAGGGGCTACGCATCCACCTCCTCTTACGGTCTTCAAAGCGTGGTTCACATCATTGGTATTGAAATTTTTGTAAGACAAAGTCGAACTATTATTTTGCAAAGCAGCACTTTTTCCTACAGCTCTGCTTTTAATAGTCGACATATAGAGAGAAGAATCTGTCGGAGCTTTGTATTTTTTATTCATCAAAGATTCGTATCGTCTTTTCGTGTCAGTATTAAACACTGCAGTAGACCGCGAAGGGTCGTTATTGTATCCCGTTACAGTAGCATCAGGATATCCAGCTGTTTTAACATATTGTCTTCGTAAAATAGCGTCATCTGCAGAAGGATAAAATCTCGGCGGATTGGGATGTTTTCCGGATAATACTCCTAAATTATGCGGACCCATTTGAAGAGGAGTTTGTCGTGTATTGAGAGGCGCGGTATTAGGACTAAATGTGTACGACCCTCCAGAAAGAGACGGAATATTTGTATACTGATGATATGCTATCGTAGTCATATTAATAGTATATAAGATAAATACTTAATATCTTCTGATTGCTCGTATAACACTTTGTCCAGAATGACTATCGTCACCTCCATAAGACGAATCATTATACAAGCGGTTCACCTGTCTCTCTTTTAAAAATCTCGTGTAATTCGAACTGTCATAAACATATTTGGTATTGCAAGACGAAGGAGGAACTCCTGTCCCGTCGCAATGGTCAGATATATGTCCAAATTTCCATCTCAGGCCATGCAGTCCTGGACGACTCTGATAAGTCTGGCACGCACCCCCGCAAGAGTAATTGGGTCGGCTGTATAAATCTCCTGAATTGGTAATGGCTCTAAAAGGAGTGACGGGGGTTTTTTGGTAATGCGTGATTCTCTGATAATTAGTATTCCAAGCTTGTCTCAGTAAAAAACGTGTCTGAACGACTTCATCTGTTTTATCGGTGGTAACAATTGGCGGAGGAATAAAACCTCGCGGGGTTATATTTAAAAAAGATGTCATTGTAATTTATAGATATATTATTTCTTTTCACATTCTTGCGTTTTCTTGTTTCGTCTTGTTCCATTTGGGCAACGTTTTTTCTTAATACTTGTAGTTGTTGTTCTATTGTCGAAGAACATTTTTCTTGCTAAAGTCTTGTCAACAAGGCGGTATGGATTTTTAATATCAGCGCTGGTGTAATTCAAACGCTTTCTCATTCTCTGAACAAAACTGCGAATATCCTTAAATATCATTTCAAAATATTGAGGAGAGAAATATATTTCCTCAATCGTTTGTGGCGAATCCGCATATATCAAAAATTCATAAATGCTTCGCCCGTTTGATTCCGCCGCGTGAAAAGCTCTAATAAATTTTTCATCCGCAACCGAGAGAGAATCTATCTCTCCTTCTTCTGAATTCAATTGATGTTTAATATCCTGAAACCGCGCAAACATTTTCTCTGATAATTGTTGTGCAATTGACATTAGTATTTTATATTATCTCAATAAAAAATAATTTTTTTCAATTTTTCATTAATTTAAACGTCTTCTGTCATAATTCTCGGAGCAATATTCATCGTTATTAATTCTTGAAAGAGTAGTTTGCATGCGTATGGAATCTCGACTTGCGCAAAATCAGTTCGATTTCCACATGTTCTGCAATGATGTATTTTAAGCTCATCATTATACGCCGCAATAAGACCACATTTTTTACACGAAAACACTCTATATTTATCCGAAACATCGTACATTCTGCTCTTTGTGAATCTGGATGCGCCGTGCGAGACCATGCCATCACGTTCCATCTCTCCAAATCTGAGTCCTCCATCTCTGCTTCGTCCTTCTGCTGGCTGTCTCGTCAAATTGACCATGGGGCCAATAGACCTGCTGTGCTGTTTATCTGCCACCATGTGTTTCAATCTTTGATAAAATGCTGGTCCAATAAATACGCTTCCTTCCAACTGTTCTCCTGTTAGTCCATTATACATTATCTCGTTTCCATTCGACTCAAACCCGACATTGCTGAGCTCTGTACAAATCGACTTCACATCGAATTCGCCAAAGCTGGTTCCATCTCCGAAAAGCCCCAATGTCAGCAATACTTTTCCAAGTAGCGTTTCTTTGAGCTGTCCAATCGTCATTCGCGAAGGAATTGCATGCGGGTTGATAATGATATCTGGACGCAATCCCTCCTTAGTAAATGGCATGTCATTCTCCGGAATTATATTCCCTATCGTGCCTTTCTGACCATGGCGCGAGCTGTTTCCAACTATGAGCGAAGGGTCTTGTGGAGATTCTCTCATGTAGTAGGTATGAGAACTCGGCATCTCTACGCAGTACACTTTTCCTGTGTATTCGATGAGACCTTCTTCATTTGTTTCGTTTTTCTTCTTGTTAATCCATGGCTGATTTTGTTCTTTGATGATGCTGACTTTGTAGTAGGTATGCTGGAGTGTAATTTCAACTTTTTCGCCGGCTCTTGCTCCCATTGTTCTAGTTCCAACTCTTGCGACTCCTGTAGGTTCTTCTGCGATTTTCACGATTCCTGACCATCCGCAATGGACTGCCAATCGTGAAATATCGTCTGCCAAGCGCGGGCTGATTGTGCCGTATCGGCTGAATGAGTCTTCTCCTTTGTATTGCATCGTATGTCCGTCGCCTTGCAAAAGCGCTTCCAGTAAAACAATTGATTGCCTTTGAGAAAGATTCCACGAGTATTCTGGTAAATATTTATTGAACGCCCCGACGTTTAATTCTTCCAATGCCTCAATAGCGCATTTATATTTTTTACCAGATATTACAAATTTTCCATCTTTGCTGTATCTGAACGGAAGTTCCAATCTGGTTAATATTTCTGTCAAGAACGCTTGTTTTCTCTCTTTAATTGCCGTAATATAAACAACTTTATCATGGGTATATCCATCTGAAACGAACATTCCGACTAGTTGCAACCACGAATCCATATCATATTCGGAATCGCCGATTTGAATAGAGGGAACATCGGGATAAACATTTTCCATCGATTTTTGAAACCGAACCATTTTACCCATTACGTGTTGGGCCTCAATCAGTTCGTAATCTTTGCCAGAGCGACGCTTGACATAGAGCCGATGATTTAATGTGCAAATGACATGGACCTGTTTATTTCTGACGCGGTACATTTCTCCATCGTGGTCATATTCAAACTTTGCCGAAGGAAATTCATAGTGCAACTTCCCAGCTTCGCTCAAAGTCGCCACTCGATGCTCTTCGATGTTGATGTCTTTAATCGCAATCCATCCTTTGTCGGTGAGTAGTTGTTGTGTCGGCAACGCGCAAAATTTATCACCAATAACTGGCTGGCGAACACTTCTCAATTTCACCTTTGCGACAATATAACCGTCTCCATTTCTCTCGACATAATTTCTGTCGATAAATGTTTCTTCATTTGTTCGATGAAGAATACTTTGGTCTTCAAACTTCACCACTTTTGCAGGGTCGTTGCGATTCTCTTTAATCGGAGCAACCTTGGCGATAATGATGTCGCGATTTTCTACAAAAGTATTCTCTGGAACAAGTCCTTTGCTGTTGACTTTGTTGTAATTCCCGAATTTCATTCCCTTGGTCTTGGCAGGATTCGGCTTGCAACGAATTTCTTCATCGCCGTTCAAATTCTGTTTGTCTTCGTCTTTTTCAGTGTGGTAAATCGTAGCCTGAAACAATCCTCTGTCAACTGACCCTTTATTAAACAAGAGAGAATCTTCTTGATTGTAACCAGTGTGAGACATAATTGCAACCACGATGGTCATTCCCGATGGAATCTTCATCAATTCAATCAAATTCATCAATCGCGTATCCACAAGAGGTCTCGCTGGATAATTCAAAACGTACGCCGTCTTGTCCATACGCTCCTCGTAGTTCGACACATACACTCCGATAGCCTGTTTTCCCATAGCACATTGGTATGTGTTTCTGGGAGACTGATTATGTTCAGGAAACGGAATGCACGACGCCAAAACCCCGAATATCGTACTCGGATGTATTTCGCAATGTGTATATTTGTGAATCTCTCCTCTTTCAGAGATTTGAAGATGTTTTGGTTTCATCGAAATCATTGACCATGACTGCTCTTCCGGGTCAATGTATTCAATGACCGAATTACGAAGTTTGCAAGTCGTGAGCAAATCGTCCCATGACAATTCTTTGTTGCGAATGCCTTCGATAATTTCTCTGTTTACAAGCAAATTATTATCCGAAACGCGCAAAACCGGCCTAGTAATACGTCCGCCGTCGTTGCACACTCGAATTTCATTCATTTTGAAATCAAAGACAACTGAAGTATAAATATTTATAATTCCAGCGTATTTTTTCTCTTTCAAATCTTTAAACAATTCAACTGGATTTATCGCAATGCCAATCCAAGAGCCGTTCACAAATACTTTCACTTTTCCATAAAGGTCCGCCGCCGAAATCGTGTGAATTGGCGTGACAAATGGGGCGACGTATTCGTAAATTGGAGTGATGCTCGATTGGATTGTCACGTGACTCATGTAGCTAATGTTTTTAACTACGCCAACAGATTGGCCTTCCGGCGTTTCTGCTGGACAAAGGAAACCCCATGTTGTCCCGTGCAATTTTCTCGGCGCCACTAGTTTTCCGCTCTTGTCGGTAGGCGTAGAAATTCTGCGCGCATGACTCAAACTGGATACATATGTGAGGCGATTCAGAACTTGCGCTACGCCCACCTTGTTGCTATTCGTACTTTTGATTCCGAAATCGCCGGTGGAGAGCGCGCGTTTAATACCATTTTCAATCGTGGTTGCTTTGATAATTTTATAAACATTTGTAGTGTTGATAATATTCAGGTAATCGTCGGTGGATTTCCAAACGCCGGTGTTTATTTCTTTAATAATCTGTTTTTCCATGTCTTTCACGAGTTTATTCATGTAATTTCTAAACAAATTATTAAGCAATGACCCTGTGAGGTCAATCCGCTTATTCAAATAAGAATCTCTGTCATCCGCAGGGAGAATTCCCATACTTACCTGCAACAGTTTATGCGCCATATATCCCAAAAAGTAAACTTTCTGTTCTGGTGTGTTGCAATGCGGAAACAAATCGACGCTCAAGACTTCCAATGTAAAATCTCTCTTTTTACGTGCTCCTGCTTCTTTGTCCATATTGATTGGCGTGAACATCGCGTTTGTCATGATAAATTTGATGGCGTCCTCCTGCGTCATAATCGCATTTGAATCAATAATCGACGCGTGCAATCCTTCCAAAATGGAAGTTTTTGTGATGTCGAGTACTATTTTTTCGCAAATCTCTTTATCCGAACAAATGCCGAGTGCACGAAACACTGTGAATAAAGCAATTGGATGTTTCATTCTCGGTATCTGAATCAGCAACGGGAATCCAAAGCCATTATTCTTGGATGAAACAAACATATTAAATTGTTTTGGTGAAATACTTTTATAATCTGGGACAGATTTGACTTCTGCTGTCCATGTAAATTTTGTGTTATTTTTTGAAATATTATAACAACACACTTTGTTCTCTGCAGCTCTTTCTTGCCCGAGAGCAGTCTTTTCGGAACCATTGATGATGAAATATCCTCCGCCGTCAAATTGACATTCGCCAGTGTGCTTGGATTGCACATGTTTGTATTGAGTCAACACGCAAATATTTGATTTGAGCATAATCGGCAATTTTCCAATAGGAATTCCAGGCAGTACCTTGTGGCATACCTGAGTCAATTCCAGTTGGTCTCCAGAGCGAATAACGTACTTAATATTCATGTCAATATTCATTGCACCCGCGTAGGTGAAATTTCTCAGCCGCGCGTCATGAGGAAACATTAAACGAGTTGCCCCGTTGTTTTCATGAATTTGCGGACGAAATAGAGTAAAGTTTGTAAATGATACAAATATCTCCAAACTATACAATTTGGATACTGGGTCATAATCATGTTCAGAAACAATTCGAATAGGATTAAACATATCGATTGTTTTATGAATTTGTTGGTCTATAAAATTATTATATGATTCGATTTGATGTCGAACCAATCTTTCAAGATGTTGACCTTCAAAGTATGCTCCAATAATATCCCAGGGGGTTTCAATGTAAGAATCAAATTCTTGTTCGGAAAATGAGGGTGCTTGGCAAGATTCCATGGTTTGTCTGATAATTATAGACATTTTGTGAGCTATTATATATTTCAATTTATTTTTAAATTCATTTAGGACAAAATACATTATTATTATTTTTAATTATACTATGTCCGTTAAAAAAATTCAGTTCAATGCGGAAGCATTTCAGGCAAAGCAGAAAAAACCGAAATCAATCAAATCTTCAATGATAATTAATCAAAATTCTCTCAAAACAAAATTATTAAACAGAATTAAGCAAAGTAAAAACAAAAAAGAAGTCAATATCCAATTGAAACCAGATATTATTAATGGAAGCTCCTCTACCGCAGAACCAGTACTGGACGAGTTTTTATCGTCAATGGATTATCTTTCAAACATCGCGAAAACTCCGCCGCCGGCCTCCCCTGCTTATTCACCAACTACAACAACGATGCCTCCCCACGTACCAATCCCCGTAGAGATTCAAGAAGACGTCGAAGAATTGTCGAGCAATTCGCCGCCACTTACATATACTATAGGAAGATATGATGATAAGCCGGGATGTTTGAAGAACGGTCTTAAACAAACATATAGGCAATTTACCAGGAAAAACGCATGCTTTGCAGAAGAAGTTCCGGCTGCCCCCGTCGCCCCACCTCCAAAACCAACTACTAAAATATTGAAACGGACAACACATCGTAAAGTAACGCTGGGGAAAATCGGCAACAAAATATCTGTTTTAATTAAAAATTCGGATACCCGTAAAAAGATTAAAAACGCGCATAACGATTTGAAATGTGCGCCTATAGGAGAGGTGAAAGAGTATTTGAAAAAACATTTCCTGCTGAAGAGCGGAAGTAATGCGCCGTCAGATATTTTAAGAAACATGTATGAATCCGCAAAATTGGCCGGGGAAATTACAAATAAAAACGAAGAAACATTGTTGCATAATTTTATAAATAATTAATATATGGAGTACACGAAGAATAAACTATCAGATGACGTACAAGTTTTTTTGAGGTCGATGAAGCAAGCATTAGACATAGATTTTATTTTTTACGGTAGCGTACAGAGACTCGATTATTATAGAGGAAGTGATATTGACATATCAATATTTACAGATAACATATCAAGTGTAGTATCAAAACTTGCTGCGTACTTGGATATAGACAAACGAAAATTTAAAAGAACGTTTTCAATGAGTCCTGGGAAATATAACCCTGTTCTAGGTAATAAAATATTTTATGATAGTGAAAAATTATCATCGCCCGTTGAATTTTCAATATATAACGTAAAAGACAAAGATGAAGTCCTAGCGCGGTATCATTCAAAAATGAATGTCCCAATATATGTTTCTGTATTGCTAATACTTACAAAATTTATATTTCATACTCTACACTTGATTGATTTGGCTAGATATAAAGATATTAAAGCGTTTTTGCTCTCGACTGCTTTAGGTAAAAAGCCTGATATATTTATACCTCTGATATGATGATTTTATATAACAATAATATATAATCATGGCAACTCGTAAACCAAAAAAAAGAGCAAAAAATAATACTCGTAAAAAAATAATACCTCATCCAAACTATGTTGACGATTACAATACTATATATAAAAAATTCGTAACTGATAAAATGATATTGACAGATAGTTTGCTAATCAACGCATTGAATGACGAGACAGATAAAGAGAAAAAGACTACTGCAAAACCAGAGCAAGATTTTTATTCTCATATCAATCATTTATGGATTAAAGAAACACAAAAAGACAATTTATTAAAAGGCAAATATTATTCAAAATACGACGAATATACGGTGACGCAAGATAAAGTATTTGACGAAATTATCTTTATAGCAGAAGAACTGATGAAAAATAACAAACAGCTTGAAAATGCATACAACTCCGCGATGTTTAGGACCCCTGCACATGATGCATGTTTTGAGGTAAATCTAAAAACAACCATCGCAAAAATAGATGAGTTTATAACGGCCGACGATTTGTATGGACTCTTAGCATATATAAATAAATACGAAATCGTTTCACCAATTTGTCCTATATTGTGGAAATGTTTACCTGATGTTAAAAATCCTACAATTTATAGAAATTATATATCAATCCCGTCACTCCCAGTAAATACTCCGTACTATACGGAAAAATCAAAATACGGTACAACAGTGCTATCAGAACTCGGAAAAACAGTAGACAAGTTATTTGCTGTAATAAATAAATATGATACATCGAAAATGAAGCAAACATTCCAACCAGGGAAAAAGTCTGTAAGTATTTCAACATTAATTGCCGAAACAATGGCAAAAAATCCTTCTAGTGAATTCTATAACGTTTTTACCCCGGAAACAGCATTGAAAAGATGCGGATTTGATTTTAAAAAGTTTTCTGAAAAACTTGGACATAAAACACCCCCTCAGATGGTGATAATTGAATCACCTGAATATTTAAAAGCAATTATGCAGATATTGCAAGAGAAATGGAAGACTCCAGAATGGCGTCATTATTGGATATACATGTTTGGAAGACAGATAATACGAATGCATTCAAAGCATATACAAATTTATTTTAATTTTTATTTGAAATTTGTGAGGGGTGCCGATGCGCGGTTGTCGAATAAGGTTTTCACTTCTGCTCTGCTGAGTCAAACATTTAATAAAATTATATCAAATGAATACGTGAAACGGTTTTCCATTCCAGAAAATATAGAATTTATTGAAAATTTTTCTGCGGATTTAAAACAAATATTTATAAATATTCTCTCTTCTAACAAATGGTTATCTCCAACTACGAAAAAAAGCGCATTATTAAAGCTTGAAAAATTGAAAATGCGGTTGGGAAATAATACTGATGCTTTTTTGGATGACCCTATTATAGAATATTCTCCAGTTGACATGTGGAAAAATTTGGAGAAAATATTTGAGTGGCGTCTTACGCAATTTGTATTTTTAGCAGATAAAGCACAAATAAAACAAATAGATTTCCCATCAGTGAATTGGTCTGTTTTACAGCTTACCGGACGTCAACCATACATTGTCAATGCTTTTTACACTCCATCTAAAAACGATATATATATTCCTATTGCTTATATGCAAAAACCGTTCTTGGACATACATAATTATGGAATTGAATATAATGTTGCACACGTAGGAACCACTCTTGCACATGAAATGTCACATGCGTTAGATATTACTGGAAGCAATTATGATGCCACCGGCCGTTTAAAAAATTGGTGGACTCCAGGAGACCGCGCAAAATTTGATAAAAAAGTAGAAAATATTGTTGCGCAGTATAATAGATACCACAAAAATGATAAAATAATATATGATTCATTTGTCAGTATAGGAGAGAATATGGCAGATATTTCCGCCGTCTATATTTGTGAAAAATACTTGTCCATTTTTCAATCACAACACTCTACCAGTGTACCGAATAAGTATTTAATGTTTACAGGGTTTTACACATATTACGCAATACAAATGCGTCAAGTATTACGGCAAAAAGCTATTGCACATGAATTGGTGTCGAACCCGCATGCTCTGGATAAATATCGCGTGAATATTCCTTTATCGAGGTTGCCAGTGTTTCAAACAATTTATAGGATTAGAAAAGGAGATGGAATGTACTGGCCGGACACGACGCCTATTTTTTAAACATAAAGAGATTGATTATTAACAACAAATTTGAGAAGGAGAGAAGGGATGGTTTTGAGTAAGGCCAACAAGGGTAAGTTATCTGTTATCTCGCAGACTTTTTCGATTTCTCTCGCAATATTGCAAATCTTGAGCATTCCTTTAACAAATTCCCCTAAATATATTCCTTTATCCTTTTCCATCTTTTGCAACACTAATTTGCATGATTCTTGGTCTGGAGCAGAAATCCATTCTCTCATATAATCAACCAAGTCATATTGAATTTCAATTTCATCGTCATCTTCTTTTTTGTATTTTTCTAGAAACGTATATAATTCCCCAGTCGGCGCGGAGAGTCTCTTGTCGTCTTCCGCAACAGAAACGCTGGCGAAACAGCTCAAAAATTCCACTAGCGTCGCCGAGTCTATTGTATCGAATAACCGCATGCTATAAAGGAGAGAAAACAACATTCCGTCTACTTCTTTGAATTGGAGAGCGACGCGTCCGAGTGCAGTGGTCTGCGTAGTGGGCTCCTCCAGTAGATACCCCCGGTCAACCAGCATCTGAAAATGCGAATGCACTGTTTTTTCAATATAGCTGTTTGCGCTGGCGATTTCATCGGTAATAATTTTTACATTTTCACGATTTTTCATATAAAGAGAGAAAGATGTCAATTCGCGGTCAATTCGCGGATATGTCTCCAATATTTGGTCAATTTCTTTTATGGCTTCTCTCTTCTTTTTATTTCCAGAAGTGTTTTTTGTTTCGATAAGCTGAACATATTTCTCTAAAATTTCTGTTGGTGTTTGAAACACTCCAGATGAAGACGATAATTTCCGAAGTTGGTCTGAGTAATTGGAGATGTCGCGCTCGATGACGGATTGAATCATACTCTTTTTGCAGAAATCTACAAACTGAAAATCCCCTACGTTAACTAAGCCGAGTAAGAGCAATGGCGTTATTTTGAATTTCGATACAAATGTTTGAGATTTTCCGCCCATCATATTTCTATAATCTGTTAAATCGACGGGCTTGAATAAATTATTCAAATGAATAACGTGTCCAACTAAATCAAGACCGCGCCGTCCCGCTCTGCCCGCCATTTGCGTGTATTCATGAGAATGAAGAATTCGTCTTTGAGTTCCGTCAAATTTTGTAATATCTGTAAACAATACCGTTTTAATCGGGAAATTTACACCGAGAGCAAATGTTTCAGTCGCAAATAATAACTTTATAAAACCTTCATTCAAGCACATCTCGACCATTTCACGTAAAACTGGCATCATACCTGCATGATGAATGCCGATTCCTTTTTCTAAAAGCCTCACTACTTCTTCATATTCAGGTAAAGAGAGATATTCTTCGAAATTTGGTAATTTTCGAATCATTTTTTCACATTCTCTCCTCGCAATATAAGGCACTTTGGAATCGTCTTCGAGCATGACTGTCGTCACTTCTTTCGCGGCGGAAACTAATTGTTTTCTAGATAACAAAAAACATATTGCGGGAAACATCTCGTGTTCTTTTAAATACTCTGTGACCGTATTCAAAGTATGTTGTCGCGTTATCCGAACATCTTTTTCTCTCAAGAGAGAATGGATTGAATTCATTTTGTGATATTCTAATTCATTAAATGAATTCTTCGTTTGAAGTATTTTTGGTTTGTCTATTTGGTCATTTGCTTTCTTTGTCAAGACATCGTCTTTTTTAATAATTTTAAATAGCTTTTGCGAAGACGTTAAAAAAGTATAATGCATTAATGGGACAGTTCTCTCATTTGTTCCAGAAACACAAATAGGAACACCTGGTTTATTCGACATAATCCATTCTGCAAATGCTTGAGGGTCGTCGAGTGTGGCCGAGAGCATAACCAACTGAACTTTCACAGGCAATTTGATGATGGTATTCTCCCAAATATGTCCACGGTCTCTGTCGTTGATATAATGCAATTCGTCAAAAACAACACATGCGAGGTCTTTCTCAATATTCATTTCAAATGCATTCGCACAATTAGGAGAGAATAACATATTATGCAATATTTCCGTCGTCATAATCAAAATATCTGCATCGGTATTTACTTTGATATCGCCAGTCAAAATACCGATGCGAAGCCCAGGAAATTTCTTTGTCAATTCATAATATTTTTGATTTGAAAGTGCTTTGATTGGACTGCAATAGATGAGTTTATTTCTCTCTTGTTTTTGAGAAAACCATTCAACTGCAAATTCGAATGGAACACTTTTTCCACTTCCTGTATGCGCGGTCACCAAGACGTTTTCCCCGCGTTTGATTGCTTCGATTGCCTGCACTTGAAATTCGCTTAACTGAAACGGGAAACTCATTATATAGTATGTTAAAAAATATTTAAATCATAAATGCTGTAAATTATTAAAATGTTCCTATAAATATGCTAAATTGGTCCCATCCATTGTCATTCTCGAACTTTATAAGCAGCATTACATCAATGCTCGGCATTACTGGCCAGTCGGCATTGTGGCCTTCGTCGTCATACCAGAGCGAAATAACATATTGTTTCTCAGTTGAAAATTGCAAAAACACGCGAGGGAACAAATGTTCTTCTACCTCGCAAAATTGTAGATTCGGATGGGGAATTATGGGCGACAGCATTGAATATCTTGCGTCGTCTTTAAGTAGTTTATCGATGAATAGTAATCTCCCGTTTCTCAAAACAAATCTCCCGTCAAATTCCACGAGAATTTTCATCACCAATTCAAAGGGGAGATTTTTCCAAGACATTTTTTGTTATCGTTTGTAGAAATTAAAAAACTAATTTCAATTTTAATATCTAATCAACTTAGTGTAAGTTTTAAATGTGTCCGTAGTGAAAAGGACTACGTTTTCTGCAATTGGGGTTTCTTTCGAATGAACAAAATATAAAAGTAAAACGTAGTGCTTGGTTTGAGAAATAGATAGGACAATACTCGTTTGCCTGAATATATTCGTGTTCAGAGTTTTGTGAGGAATGACGTCAGCAATTTTATAGCGATAATCATCGTGTGCGATTTTATTCATGAATTTCCCGGTTCTGTATGAAAATCCCCCGTGATATTCAACAAGAATTTTAATGACTATTTCTTCGGGAAGATTCATTATTTTATATATGTAAAAAGAATTAAAAAAGGACTTCAATTTTTATAAAATACCGGTCTAGATATTATCACGCCTTCATCAGTTTGTTCTGTAAAAGACATCGTTTCATTCGCTTCAATTTTTCCAGTAGACCAACTATAGTAATACAGGAATTGTATCAGATAAAATTTTGTAGGAGAAACAGTCAAGGTAATAATAATATTTCCTCGGGGTGTTATATACCGACTTGGATGAGGAAACACAATCTGCATTCGCGAATCGTTTTCTGGAATCTTCGCAATAAGTTTCCCAGTTCTGTATGAAAATCCTCCATGATACTCGACGAGGATTTTCACAATTAGTTCTTCAGGAAGATTCATAGTTTATACAAAAAAAGGATTTTATAAAATCGAATCAATTTTCTTAGTTAATGGGTCGTGCGACCATAATGAAACGGACACACGAGGTTCAGGTTCTTCTCTCCAATCTATATCTATAAAATATAATTGTACCTTGTAATGTTTTATTTCGGAAATATGCAAATTCACACAGATATCCCCGAATTTCGAAACATGCCGATTTGGATGAGGAACAATCCATTTGAGCATTTCTCTCCGCTTGTCATCGTCTTGAATTCTTGTCATTATTTTTCCATTTCTGTATGAAAATCCTCCGTGAAACTCAACGAGAATTTTCACGATTAATTCTTCACACAAAATAGAGGCGGACATTTTCTTTTAAATACATTAACTCCAATGTAAAAGCATTTCAATTTTAAAAGAAAATTGATTAATTTTATTATTTCTCTTTGTCTTTATAAAACATGGCAAGTATTCAACCAGCTCGTATTATGTTGCGCGAATTTTCTCAAACTCTTATTGATGTCGAAAGAGAATTTTCACAATTCAAATGGATGATTGAATACAAAGCAGTAAAAAGGGAGCTTACGCCAGAAACATACTCCTATTTGTCGTCCAAATATCTTCCGTATCTTTCGCGGTTTCGAGAATGTCACCAGACCATTAAAAGTATGAATCCATACATGTCAGAATTCCAGCACACCATCTACAAAAATATTTTGAGAGAATATACAAGAACATACGGGAGCATTTTGCGCGAAGTGCGTATTATAATAGAAAATTATGAATCTCCTGAAAAAATGAAACAACTTCTTTACGCTATTTTTTAATCTCTCATAATAGTAAATGACAATCTGTAAAAAATTACCACAAGATAAATGTATATCGCCATGTATTTTTATTAATAAAACGAGAAAATACTGCAAAATGGGAAATAGACGTAAAAGTAAAAGTAAGAGTAAAAGTAAGAGTAAAAGTAAGAGTAAAAGTAAGAGTAAAAGTAAGAGTAAAAGTAAGAGTAGTAGTAGCGGCGTTTTAAAACAATTTAGATTAGTTATCGCTAGATTCAGTGAAGATATATCATGGTTAAATAAACCGGAACTAAAAGTATTCCCCAAAACCATATACAATAAAGGCCCTGAACTGAAAGGATTTAAAAGTATTCAAATCCCCAATGTAGGAAGAGAAGCGCAGACGTTTATTTATCATATTGTTAAAAATTATGACAAGTTGGATGATGTAACTATTTTTCTGCCTGGTTCGTGTATGGATGTTTCAAAGATTAATAAAACAAATGAAACTCTTTCTCTCGCAGTAAGTACTGAGGACACTGTTTTTGTGGGCATTGAATATCCGGATGTAGTGAAAAAATTTGGACAAATTACGAAATCAGAATGGATTGGAACAAATGCTGAAAATATTGCGCTCCTTCCTACTGCAAAAGTGGCGCCGGCGGAATATCGGCCTTACAAAAAATGGTATGACCATTACATTGGAAAAGATGTAGTAACCAAATTGGTATCATGGACCGCCATTTTTGCAGTATCCCGCGAACATATTCTGCAAAGACCGAGAGAATTTTATGTTGCCATAAACGATTGCCTCAACAAACATTCAAATCCGGAAGAGGGACATTTCATGGAGATGACATGGACCGCCATTTTTGGACATATTCCAGAAAAGAATTTATACTCTTTATCGCGTGTAACTCAGATGCAGCCTTTAAAGCTTATTTTCCCGTACGTACCACCCCCCGTAGCCATCATTGTTCCATTCGATAAAACCGTAATGAGTACGGACTATATTGGAAAATTTTATTCGTATATGAAAGAGTATTTGAAAGGCGCGGAGTACCGTATATTTATCGTAGAACAGACCGTAGGTGAATATAACCGAGGACGCTTGCTGAATATTGGGTTTGATATTGCGAGCAAAGCCGGATATATTTATTATATTTTTCACAACATCAATTTACTTCCTTCTGAAAGATTGGTGAGAAGCTACGTGGAATACCGCGATATTATCTCTCATTTGGCAAACGTATTGAAAATGCAAAAACGAATTCATAATTTGGGAGGAGTCATCTCTTTTTCGAAACCCGTCTTTGAACAGATAAACGGATATTCGAATATGTTTGAAGGATGCTCTGGCGAAGACGAAGATATAGAAGAGAGAATTATTGCGTCAAAATACTATTTGACATATCCCAGAAGAGGCGATTATCAAATCATTGGCTTACTGAACCCCGTTAAAAAATGCGGGAAATTCATTTCGAATAAATCGTCGGGTCTCTCTGATTTAAAATATTCTATTATTGAAACAAAGCCAATTGGCGAGGAATGCTCTGTATTTTCAATTGTTTAAAAATTGACTGAGAAGGAAATTGAAAAGATGAGAGAATATTATATACCTTCTCTCGAAGAATACGAAAATGCAGTGAAAGACATCGGAAAAATGAACTTGACAATAGAAGAGCGATTCCATTTTCAAGTGATAACCAAAACATTCGAACAATACTACGAGAAAGCTACGAAAGAAGTTGCCTCTATGATTTATGATAATTTTAATCCCTGAATACTATATGAATGCCTTTGCTCTTGTCCACTTTGGAGATAAAATAAAATATTTAGAACTCGAAATCCTTTTTTGTATTAATTTGCGAAAACACACAAAGCACAATATTATTTATTTATATTCAATCAACGACACCCCTGCCTCCTTCGTAACTACCATGCAAAAGTATTGCAATTGCGTGATGCCATACGACGACAATAATATCACATACAACATCAAATTTAATTCTATTTATAAGCATTTCAATATTTTGAGAACATGCAATTTCATTTTTGCATACACTCTGATTCAATATCAGAAAATATGCTTGTTAGAATCCGATATGATTATCATGCAAAATATGGACGACATTTTTGAACTCAATACGCCCTCGATGCTCGTGTACCGCGATAACATTATTGATAATTACCGACTTTATGGTAAGAAAATACGTTTCGCCGACTTAAACACAAATGGCGGAGTGATGGTAATTAAACCATCTTTAACAAAATATAAAGAGTATCTGAAAAATATAAAACAAGTTATTGAATCCGCGTATGATTTTCCGAATGAGATGTTGTTTTTACTTTCAAATTCTTATTTTTATAATTTGCCGTATAAATATAATGCGTACGCAAAAGAATATGAACTGAGAAACATTAGAGATAAATATGAATTGGATATGAAAAAATATGTAAAGTTACTTCATTTTAAATGCACGGTTTATAAACATTTAGACATTATACGGGACGGGTATTTAAAAAAATACGAAAAGACTCATCCCCTTTTGTTTCATTTTCTCTCACAGTATGAAAAAACAATATTTAATAAATACGCAGATGAATTAAATAAAATAGTTGTATAATATATAAAATGAGTGATTTGCTTTCGAGTTATAAAAAAAAATCTAAAGCCACCACGGAAGCGACGAAAGCAAAGAAAGCACAAGCCGAAAAAGACGCTAGAGACGCCGAAGAAAAAGCCAAAAAAGAAGCTAGAGAGAAAGAAGAGAGAGACGCGAAAATTCGAGCAGATTTAGAACGGATTGCCAAAGCTTCTCCGGCTCCTGTTAAAAGTAAACCAATTAAGGCAGCGAGAATAGTTCCGTTTAATCCGCTAAACGGCTCTAGTGGATTTGATTTAGAGTTCAGAAAAAGAGACTTAGCAACTGATACGAAAAGGTATAATCTAGAAGTAGAAGAAGACGAAAAATTTCTAAAAGATTTATTTAAACTGCTCGATACAGATTTCGAAAGATTTATAGATACGTTTTTAAGGTCTCCATATTATACCCAGATAAATAAAACTTTATTTTTAAAACTTGTAACCGTTGATAATTTGAAATTGCTTGCTGGAGAATTCCTAAAAAATATTCAACAAACAAAGTTTTATCGGGAAATCAAGTCTCATCCGTTTACGAATGATAGTGACGATGAAGTTCTTATAAAATCATTAGAATCTACTTTGGAACATATACATAGAGTCGAATTGCACGAGGCAACAGAGAACTTTACAAAAATGGACAGTGCGATTGATTTGAAGATGAAAATTCTTACATTGCAAAAATTCCCTGACCCGGCTCAAGGCGAAACTAGGTCAGAAAGAGATTTTGGAGACGCATTTGATTTTCTCGAGACACACAAAACAAAACCAATGAGACAAACTTATGATGAGCTAGATACCGAGCTTAAAAGATATACTGCAGCACATAAACCTATGTTATTTTTAATATTTAAAATTAATGTTATCACATACTTTCTGGAATTCAAGAGACTCATTTCAACCAGAGACGAAGTGTATGCGTTATTAAAAAGAATTGTTTCAGGTCGTACAACTCTATATGATGTACTTATTGATGTCGATAAGTATAGTAGACGTAACCTTAAAGAATTAGAAATTGTGCCAAATACCGATAAACCATTTACGCCATTTGTAGAAACCTTTCACCTAGATAGCATATTAACTGAAGGTATTGAAAAATACAAATTAGCGCTAACAAACATATATGATGACTATACCACAGATGCACATATAGGTATTGCGGCAACTCAATTTCACAAATTGTTTCAAAAAGATTTTTATGCTCGGGTTCAATCCTTAAAGGATGAAGATGAATTGAGAGAATTAATAGTTAATATTAATAAACGTGCGGGATTTGACGAATATAAAAAGAGAGTCAAAGAATTTCAGGATTTGTATAAAAGAATAGGCATTTTAAGCAAACATCCTGAAACCTTAACAATGGCTACATCCAAAAAACTTATTGATAGTTTAGCTGATTCGTATAAAAGAATACACAATCTCTATCCAATAATGATGAAAAGTTTCGTAGAATGCAAAATCATCGCATTGAAAATATCTGAGGGTATTACAGTAAATACGGTGGATAGTATTATCGAGATTTTAAAAGATGAACGCTACAACGATATCAGAACGTCATTTTTTGTAAACCCATACGACGTTTCTAAGATAAAATCTCAGTATTATTCGTCGCAAGAATCAGAACCAGAACAAGATGAAGTTGCAGTTCATATAATGGTGATAATTAAAAAAGAATTATTAAAATCTGTACCGAGTTTAAGAGCTTCGGAAATATTTAGAAATATGGTAACTGACGGATTGTATGAAGATATTGAAAAAGGTTTCGATATAATTGAAGCGGACAATATAATAAGAGATGTTAACCAAACCACCATTAGCGTGATGCTCATTGAATATAAAAAATTATTAAAAGAATATACCGCTATTTCTAAATCCGAAGAATCGGAAGAATTAAAAATATTATCATCTAAATTAGTTTTATGCATTTTAAAATTAATAGAGGGATATGTTTTTTGCGAAATAGTTGCACTATATATAGCAAAAGGTGTTGTAGTAAATACTCCTGAAGGGGTGCATTCACTTATGATTGATTCTTTTCGAGATATCATAAATCCAAGATTTTTACATATATATGATACTAAAAGAATACAAACCCTTAAATTTGTTTCTATGCCAAGACCAACTAAGAGTGCGACGATAGACTACGCCAGATTAACCGAACAATTGAATCGTCTTAAAATATTTGAATCAAAAATGTACCAAGAAGTTATATCTGAAAATGAAAGCGAGGTTATAGCGTCATGTCTTCGTATAAAACAGATATGTAAAACAAAATCGGAAATGCTGGAACAACTCAATGGCTTTAAAAGTGCGTTAGCAGATGATGTAGTGAAATACGAAGCTGATGTTGATAAATATAGAGAAATGACGGTATCAGAAATTATTCCTTCAGCCGCCGTTTTAAAACGTGCAGAGCTTTTTTTCAAAAGCACTCTTAAGGACAGCATGAAGAAAACCTTGGGTATGGCTTCTATTTGTTCTTATATTATTTACAAACATGCTTATTGGGGACAAGCGGACCCCTCTTATGAAAAACTTATAGCTCTTGCAAACGATAGATATCCTCTCATGAATATACTTCAAGTACATTTGTTCTCACGAAAATTTAATGATAATAAACAAGCGATTGACAGACCAGTATATAAAGACCCTACACGCCTAGTTCTTGATAGGAATCTTGACCCTGAAGGGATAGTTCTTGATAGGAATAGGAGTCTTATGAGAACTACTAAATTTCAAGCAGTAGGTGAAGAAAACGACAGATTTTATGGCCCGAATATGTCTCTTGAGGAGAAGTGGAAAGTAGAAGATGGAGCTTTTAGCAGCAAAAAACCATTTACCTACGCCAGACCGAACACCGGACGTTTTCCGGGTTATACATTTAACGTCGGAAAAACTATAAAGAAATTAATCACAAAAACAAAGATAAAGAAGGGGACAAGAAAAGGGAGAGGCAAAAAGCAAATTACAAGAAAATACCGTTAGCGTTTTTTGGTTCTACGTTTTTTCTTAAGAGATTTTCCTCCTTTTAACCTCTTATACCTCTTCTTGGAAGACAAAGCGCGAGTAGCTCTTTCTTTAGTTTGCATAATGTTATCAACAGTAAATAACTTAACAAAATCACTCATAGTAACCCTTTGAGTGTTTTCCTTAGATAATTCATTCAAAATTGTACCCTGTTGGTATGCAGTTATAATCATTTTATACAAAATGCTTCCCTTAGGTATTTCTACCCCTTCTATAATTATAGTTAAAGTGTTATCTTCACAATCGCTGGGAAAAAAATCTGTTGGAATAAATTCTTCCATATGTTTCAAAAATTCTTTGCTATACAGTGAGTGTTGTCTCTCGCTTGAACGTGCTAGTACACTCTCTACTGCTAAAGATTCTGGGTCTGGGTCAAAAAGTTCAACTTGTGAAAAAACAAACTGAGGCCGATTATCAAGATTATCTATTGTAGATTCATCACTTAGTCTTCCCTCTTTATCTTTATTTGATAGTTTCATTGCTGCATCAACTTGTCTAGGAGTTAGTTTCCTTCCCAATTCTTCTCGTATTTCAGCATCCTCCTCAAATTCTGGTAGTTTCCCATAGTTTGGAACAGAATGATGTGTTATTCGTTTGGTTTTATAACTTTTTACTTTTTTCCCGTTTATTATTTCTTCTAATTTTTCTCTTTTCCCATTTTCTTTCCATACTTGAGTGCTATATGGTGGCATTATTATACGTAGTGGGCTAAGTTCTGGAATATCATGTGGGAGGGTATTACTTCCTATGAAATCTAACCGGTTAACTGGATTTACTACAAATTCAGTTGATAGTGATTCTTTATCATTTCCCGCTGCTAATATTACATATGCATTAGCATTTGTGGTGTCTGGATGAAAGCCTCCCCCTCTCGAAGTCTGTCTTACAGTAACCGACGAGTCTACTTTTATCATTTTGTCACTATTCATTAATCCATCCCCAACAACGTCAAATAATCCAGCCCCAACAACGTCATATATTTTTGATATTAAAATACTTACCATAAGTTTATTTTGAGAAATAAACTTTTGTGTATTTTTTATAGAAGATACCTCTTTAAACCCTTTAAAAAAATTACACTCCTGGTCAAATTCTGGAGTAATGCATCTAGTACCCTGTCTTTCTTCGAAATTTATATATAAGACATTATCCTGCAGTAAAACAAATGTAGTGAACACATCAATTATTGCGTTGGAATATTTTCTGTACTCAGGCAAATTAAGTTGTGGATTAGCTTTTTTCAATGCATTTTCCGTCATAGCTATTATGTTTGGAGTAGCTAACGAATATGGACCGATTCCACTATGTATTTGTAAAAGTCTTTCTTCGGATGGAGGTTTTTCTGGAAGCTGTGTATTTAAAGTAACACTCCATATTGAATGTTCTGTATTTGAGATATTTGAGCACTTATGCAATATTGTTTCAATCGACTTAGCTGCCATCAATGTTTTTCCAATAGATGTATTAAAATATTCTATTGGGTTTTTCCCATAATAAAACGCTAAAACAACAATTACAAAACTTAAAAATTTTAAAATAGCATTGGAATTTCCGCCTTTCATTAATTTTGGAAAATCACCGGGACTTCTTCTTCCATCAGGAGATACAAAATCTATAAGTTTATCATAAATTTTGGGAAATTCTAAATCAATACTTTTTAAACCATGTTTAAAGTCACTTACATATTTCTTTAAATAAATACTACACGACTTCTCCTCCATATGATATAGACAGAAATAAATCTCGTGCATGAAATTGGTATTGTCTTCAATAAAACTACAACAAGGTAATCAAAATTTTTGTAAAAAATATTGTATTAGCGTATTACATATGGCAAGCAAACACTTAAAACTTAAAAACGCAAAATTATGGTTTAATGTTTCTGATATTATTATTTCTGAAACTTCTATTGTCGGCGAAGACCCTGTTGCTTCAGCTAGTTACACATTTAGTTTTCCTTTATATGCTACACCAGAACCGTGTAGTAATTCAATTGGCGTACATGAAGTTAAAGTTTTTTTACTTTATGATGCACATGCCAAGGATTCTGCGAAACCTTATTTAAGAACAGTGGACCATCTTGTCTATTTGTATAAACAGCAAATTACATTAAAGTTCAGTACGTTTTCATATGTGGCTGACACGGAAAAAACTTATCCAAGTGGGTTTAAATTCAAGACTTTAGCGGGCATCAATGACGCCAAAAACAACTACACTGGATACAGTGCAAATATAGTACTGACTCGTCCAATTGAAAGCCCCAATTGGTTATTGATTGACGTTAAAAATACAGAATCTTCTAATTGCTTTTTTTATTAAATTGTTACATAAAAACATAACATTTAATAAAATAAAATGAAATATAATTTGGAAGGGCAAATTGGGCAAGGGTCTTTCGGAAAAATATTTCTAGGGTCTCACAAAAGAACAGGAGAGAAAGTCGCAATCAAAATCGAACCTTATTCTGAAGAAATGAAAACTCTCAAATACGAAACACAAATCTATCAAGCATTGGCTGAAGTTACGGAACCGGGATTTCTCAAAGTCAAATGGTTTGGTCTTTATCAAGAGAATTATTATATGGTTTTACCATTACTCGGAAAATCTCTTAAAGAA